TAGCAGGAAGTGGGCTAAACACAAACTCGGTTAAAGATAGTTATTAATTAGTCTGATGAGTTAAAACCTCATGAAAGAGGGGTATAATGTCTAAACATGAATAAACAAAGAAGAAAAGAAAGAATTAGAGTAACTGAGTGTGGAGCTTGTAGAAATGAGATTCCTATCGCTGATGAACCAGTTACTTTCAAGAGGTACCATTATAGACTGCAGGTAACAAGAATGACGGAAGGTTATCCTTGTACAGCTTGTGGTCATGTCATACCAGCAAAGGAGGAAAGATGTTATTACATAAACCAGTAATGATTATTTGGGAGGATATAGTTGATCTTCCCAGCGGTTGGCTTGAGTTGGATGAAGCCCTTGATCACGAGTATATACAGAATGCTGTATCCTATACGGTTAGACAGTATGGTACTTTGATTGACGAGACAGAAGATTACATCCTTATTGCCGGGGCTGTATTTGAAGATAAATCACAGTTGTCCCACGTTTCCAGAATACCAAGAGGTGTTGTTAAGAAGATTGTGTATTTGGAAGAAAAAAGTTTAGAAAAGACTTGACTTGTAATTAACTTTAGTTATATTTGCACCATGAAGCATTTACGCCCCTCACTACAACAACAGTATCTCAGTTTAGAGACTGGTAGGGGTGTAATCAATTAGGAATATAGTGTTTTTTCATATTGGTTTTTGGCCCCGCCTGATAAGCGGGGTTTTTTATTTTATAGCGAATTACGGAAGTCAGGTTTTTCCGGCAGGCTTTGGGAGCTTGAACGCACTGGTTCGAATCCAGTATTCGCTACTGTCAGTATGGTGTAACGGTTAGCACCTAGGGTTTTGGTCCCTGTAGTTACAGTTCGAATCTGTATACTGATACTGTGCTTGTAGCTTAGACAGGTCTAAAGCAAGGGGTTGTGGTTCCCTGATCACGAGTTCAAATCTCGTCAAGCACCTATCTTCTCGTAGCTTAATGAAGAGCGATAGAATACGAATCTATCAGGTAAGGGCTCGTACCCCTTCGAGAAGTCTAATGCCTGTGTGGTCAAATTGGAAAAGGCGCCTGACTTAGGATCAGGAGATTTTGCAGGTTCGAGGCCTGCCACAGGTACTTTGTCCCTATGGTGAAATTGGCAGTACACGTCAGACTTAAAATCTGAAGCGAAGTAATAGTAGCGTGAAGGTTCGAAGCCTTCTGGGGACACAACAAGGAGGGTTGGTAGAGATGGATTATTGCACCAGTCTTGAAAACTGGAGGCCGTAACTGGTCCGTGAGTTCGAATCTCACACCCTCTTCTACAAAGAGAGTTGGCAGAGTCAGGTTTATTGCAACAGGTTGCTAACTTGTAGGTCTAACGATCCAAGGGTTCGAATCCCTTACTCTCTTCTTCTCCCTCAACGCCCAGGGCTGGTTGGACGCACTGTAAATGCGAACCACATGTAGTTCGAGTCTACTCTGGGGGACTTAAAAAAAGTTTAAATAAAATTTGGAAGTTTCAAACAAGCTTCCTACATTTGCTTCATGATTACTTCAGACAAGAACATTGAGGCTGAGGAGCGTAATGCTCCAGAGGCCAAACAGGTTGAGGCGTAGCCCTTTCAAGGCTAAGGAACGAGTTCGAGTCTCGTCTGGAGTACAAACTTAAATTAGAAAATGAAAAAGAATTGGTTTAATATAATTATCACTACGTTTGCCAGAGATTGTGGCAGAGTGGGGACATTATGTGGGAACCAAGCTTAGACTTTACTTTACTTATTATAGTTTAAAATTGAAGTGTGAAAAGTAAGCTAGGTTCCTCAAAAGGGAACCTTTCTTATTTATGGGCTTGATGTCAACGGCAGACCAACTCCTTTGCAAGGAGATTGATTGGGTTCGATTCCCACATAGTCCACATACGTGTCGTTAGGGGAGCGGAGTCCCTGCCTGCCTGTCACGCAGGAGATCATGGGTTCAAATCCCATACGATGCGCTTAAGGGTTGTTAGCCTAGAGGTCAGGCAGCACACTGTTAATGTGCCCTACAGTTGTTCGATTCAACTACGACCCTCTCAGTATCCAAATATTAAATTTTATTTGGATACTGTTTTTGAAAGCAGTACCTTTGTTCGTGCCTTCAAAAAATAAAGAAATCGTAAAGAAGCACAGAGATGCTTGGTACGTTAAGAACAAAGAAAAACAAATAGCTAGACAGCTAGAAAGAAGAAGGGAACTACAAGAATGGTTCTGGAAGTATAAAAGAACCTTAAATTGTACTGATTGTACTGTTTCATTTCTAGATTGTCCTGAGATCTGTGACTTCCACCACATTGATCCATCTGCCAAAAAAGATGTAGTAGGTCAATTGATAGGAAGTAGTAAAGAAGCAGTCCTTAGAGAAATAGAAAAGTGTGTTCCCTTGTGTGCTAATTGCCATAGGAAGAGACACAAAGATTTATATAAATACGCAGGTCCTCATGAGGCGTGATAAGCAGTCTCCAAAACTGTGATTTAGAGGTTCAACTCCTTTGGCCTGTGCACAATTCCTCGGTGGCTCAGTGGCTACAGCAGCAGTTTTGTAAACTGCCATTCGTCAGTTCGACTCTGACTCGGGGATCTTAAAAGTAAAATATGGCAGAATTAAAGTTAAAGAAGCCTAAGGAAACTGATAGTATCGTTGAGTTCTTCTCAATGCTGCTCAATTCAAGCACCCAGGCCCACATCTTTCACTTCCAAACTAAGTCCTATGCAGCACATGCAGCATTAGGGAGTTACTACGAAGAAGTAGTGGGGTTGGCTGATGAATTAATAGAAGCTTATCAAGGTAAGTATGGCATAGTAACAGGGTACTCCAGCTACGCCATGAAAGACCTTAAAGACACTGAAAGTGCTATTGAATTCCTGAATAGTGTACACACTAAGGCGGAATCAATAGCATTCTCAGATTCAGATCTCAAGAACAAAGTAGATGAGATTAAGTCCCTGATCAAGACTACTCTCTACAAACTCAAGAATCTGAAGTAACTCTCTGTCGTTCAATGGAAGGACGTCAGTCTTCTAAGCTGACTATGCTAGTTCGAATCTAGCCGGGGAGACAGAGAACATCGACCCTTGGCGCAATGGAGGCGCGTCTCGCTCATAACGAGAAGGACAGCAGATCGGTACTGCTAGGGTCAACAAAGGAAAGAAAGATATGGAATCAGACAAGAAAGACTACGATAAGATTTATTCTGTCGTAGCTCAATTGGTGGAGCCCTCGCCTTTTAAGCGAGAGGATGTGGGATCGTGGCCCACCGGCAGAACTTAAGCTGAAGTAATTCAAGTGGTACAGAACCCTCTCTGATAAGGAGGTATGTGGTGGTTCAAATCCATCCTTCAGCACTAAATGGCGGGATAGAGAAGTGGTCTATCTCATGACTCTCATAAGGTCAAAATCCTAGGTTCGAATCCTAGTCCCGCTACATGAAGAATACTTGTCAAAAAGGGAATATTATTGAAGCAAAAATACTTTCTCGATTTGTGGAAAAAGATTACCTAACCTTTATACCTTTTGGTGAAGGTCATAAATGCGATCTTGTTTTTATTAGCAAGGAAGGTGACTTAAAAAGAGTACAGGTTAAGAAATCAAGAGAAACCAAATCAGGTTCTTTTACGATTAACTTATACTCAAATGGTGGAGGGTATAATAAGATAAAGTATACTAAAAGTGATATTGATTACTTTGGAACAGAGCACGGTGGAAGATACTACCTTATTCCTATAGAAGACGTTGAGGGTAAAACTGTAGTTTCTATTAGACCGGGTAGTAAGTACGAATTTTAGGACTTTAAGCTAATCTAGTGAAAGCATTCGCCTGAAGAGCGAGGGAGCTTGGAGCGTAACCAAGAGAGTCCACATACGCCCAGTTGATGTAATGGTAGCGTCCTTGCATTACAAGCAAGTGGTAGTAGTTCGATTCTATTACTGGGTACAAAGGGGAGAAACATGTGCAGTAGCCCTGCTGTCTAGACAGTACTGCACTCTAAGCAAGAGTCGTATAACGGCTATTATAGCTGGCTTCCAACCAGCGGATGAGGTTTCGATTACCTCCTCTTGCTCATTGCCTGATTAGCCAAGTGGAAAGGTATGGGTCTGCAAAACTCACATGCCCCTGTTCGATCCAGGGATCAGGCTCAAAATAAATATTGTGTTTTACTTGCTTTTTAGTTTAAACAATATTTATATTTGCATCCATAAACTATGGAAGAGCAAATCCCCTCCCCAACATCAAGTTCAGTCGAGGACCAAATCCGTGTCCTCGATGAGCTGATGTCTGCATCTAACATTACAGCAGCTAGCAGTTACTACCCTCCTCTAATAACAGGAATAGTAGATACAGGTGCAACCATAACTACCAGTTCTGGTACAAGTAATTACTTTACAATTAATGGTCCTGGATTTCATAGGACAACTGTTCCTATATGGGAGCCCATATCTCCACTTTATCCCAGTGAGTGGACAGAACAGCAGTGGGCAATAGAACAAGCTAAAGAAAGCTATTCCATTTTCAGCCTCATTACATTAGTGAAATAACAACATGGGTGGAGTAGTAATTATTATACTCCTTTGGTTGTCAGGCTTCATATTGACAGTTTTAAAAAACAAAAGAAACAAACAAAAACACAAATGAGTAAGTGGAACTTCTTACACGAATTTACTAAACAACACGAAGGAAAGTCTAAAGCTGAGATTGCAAGATTAGCAATCAAAGAATTTGAATTAGCTCTCGATCCTGAACAAGTCAGAAAAATAATCTCAAAGCAAACATGTAAATGCAGTGACTTCGAGCAGTTGGAAGAGCTGATTCCTTTAGACAAAGAAGAAACTAAACAGGACACACCAGCTCAATTCTCTACTCCAGGTATGTACTTGGTATTAGGTTGTGTTCATGTACCGGGTGAGAATAAATCAATGATTAATGGTATTTCTCAACTGGTTAAAGACCTTGGCACAAACTTACAAGGACTTGCTTTAATCGGTGATTTCCTGGATATGAATTCTCTATCTGGTCATGATGTTGGAAAATTTACCGCTATTCCCGGCTTAACATTAGGAAAAGAATATGAAGCAGGAAATAAAGTTCTTGACCAGATCACAGAAGGATTAAACCCAAAAGCAACAAAAATCTTCATGTACGGTAATCACGAGGATAGATACAACCGTTACATGGGAGATATGCAAAAGGCGAAAGCTACTATTGCCTCACCGCAAGAAGCATTAAAGCTTGATCAAAGAGGGTTTTACACTTACACAAAATGGCAACAGGATAAGGTTACATTAGGCGCTCACCTTGATCTTATTCACGGGGAATACTTCAATGTACATTCCGCCAAGAAGCATATTGACGTTTACAGGGGATCAGTAATGTACGTTCACACTCATCGTATCCAAACTTACATTGAGGGGGAAGTGGGGGGATTTAATATAGGGTGGGGAGGGGAAGCTTCGTCACCACTGTTCAACTACATGCCCCGTGGTACCAAAAGTCAATGGCAAAATGGTTTTGCTATGGTAACAATAGACAATCAGGGTAATTATTACGTACAACAAATAATTCACCACAACAATAAGTTTTTCTTTAACAACAAATTTTACGGTAACTAACATGACTATAACCAAAATAGTAGTTGCAATTATGCTAACAATGGCGCTGATGCAATTCACCCTATCCTTTATTCAGGTACTATTACAACCCATTGCAGCATACGCAATACTTTACTTTGTTTTATCATGTACATTAATAAACGCTTATGAACGATCCAAGAAGAGAAAAGATCAAGGAGCTGAAGAACCAGATAATTCTAGAGCAGTCGGCTCTAGAGACAATGGTAAACAGTCTGTCTGAACCAATGGAGGAAGGTCTGGACGAAGACCAAAAGAAAAGTAAAATGCAGGAATTCGGTAAAGACTTAGCTTTGAAAAGAGCTAACCTACAAGCCCTGACTGAAGAATTAAAATTAGTAAGAATGAACAAGACAGGATCTGGCTTCTTTGAATGGCATCCTCATAAAGGATTCAACAGGAGACAAGCCAGACTGTTTAAAAGAATGAATAGAAAATGACAAGTATCTTTGAGCTACTAATTAAACTCCCTACTCCTACGGATGTAGCAATTACTTGTTATAGTAAGAATAATCTATTATTCCCGCTTAAAGATGCTATCCACAACTTACAACTTACGTATTACTGGTGGAAAGAGGCTCAGGACGAGTTAGACAAATATCGGGGAGAGGAGATAGTTGAGAAGACAGAAGATAAAATGTCATACCCTCAACCCCCTACCCTGATTGGAGCAACAGAACAACTTAACTTCATTAAGCAACATCTGCGGGAGTTAGGCAACAACACCCAGGAGTTTCTTGATGGAGCTCCTTTACCAACAACAGTAAAGTATAAGATAGAACAGGGGTATAACAAAGTAATGGATGCCCTTTTTAACACAGACATATCATTAAAGTATAATGAAGAAATCAACAGAGAAATTGCAAGAAGAGAAAACAGTTGAGTCTGGATTTATGGAGGAATTAGCCAGTTCCATAATCAAGGCTTACCAAGAATCCTTTAACAACAACAATGAGAAGAATGAAATTAAATTCATTCTAACTGTAACAACCCATAAAGTAACCACTGAAAGTGGAAACAAACACTGTGCTTATCTTCGTCTTGATAGATCTATCCGTCCAAAAGGATACAAAGAACAGATGATTGATAAAGACGGTAAGCAAGTACTTGATGATGGTTGGGAGGGAAAACTTATACATCAGGAAGCTTACGTATTCCGTAATATTCAGGAGATGTTAAATCCTGATTCTCCCTGGAGAGAACAATTGTTCACCAACTGTATTGCACGTCTTGTAGGAGCTGGATTAGAGTATGCTGAACTGCTTAAACGTATTCAACAACAAGAGAATGCTAAGAAATTAGCTGGTTTACCTACAGACGAAGAAGAGCGTATGGCTAAACTAAACCTGGTATCAGCTAAAGAGATGCCTAAACCACTTACTAAAGCTGATGAAGAATACAAAGAGTGGTTAGCTAAAGAAAGACAAAAAGAAGGATTATGATAGTCCAAACAATTCACGAAATTCTAAACCCTTTCGATGTCTACGTTAAAGAACTTGGACACGGAGTAGCAATGTTTATGATTGCTGGATCTATCACTTCTAATCCCCAGTTTATGGTTAAGTTCTATCATACTGGGGATATTAGAACAGTAGATCAGAACGATATTAAGATTTACGGCAACCCAACAGCGGGGGAGAAGCTAATACCTGAAATACCGGAAGAATGGAAAGCAAACAAAAGATAATTTTTGAGAAAGGAGTATTCTTAAACAAGAAAGGTCAACACTCTGTTGCCTCTATCTGGGGAAGATTAGAGCGGTGTCCAAACGACCAGAAGACACACTTTTCCTACGATGGACAATTAAAGATAAGAGATTGTAGTACTGTAATTCATTTAAACTTGGATTGGTGTTCAGACCCAAGAAGATCTGGTCAAACAAGAGACGGTGTTCTCTACAAGTTAGACACTATGATTAAGTTTCTTTCAATGTACAAAAAAGCGATTGAAGAGAAAACATGATAATTAAACCTAAATCCCTGGGTAGCTTTGTAAGAAGTCTCTCAGGGATCTTTATTACAGCAAAGAATCGTCACGGTCTTTCTCCCAAAGAATGCACTGTAATCGCCTGCTTTCTTTCTATTCTACCAAAGCAGGACACAGTTATAGACCAAGCTGTAAAAGAACAGGTTTCTAATCTGTTGAACCAAAAGTACCAGGTTACAGTTAATTACGTCAATAAATTCAAAAAGAAGAATGTAATTACCAAGGAAGATAAAATGAATCCAGTCTTCTACAAAAACAAAATAATTATAAACTATGAGCGAGAGGATATATTGTAATGATGTCTGTATCTGGGAAGTAGCTAAAGAACTTGGACTACCAGTAGCAACTGTAAAAAAGATGGTTGCTGCTCAGAGTGAATACACTAAAGTAGTCATGGAATCAGACAGCTTTGATTCTATTCGGTGGCCTTATCTTGGAGTCTTCAAAAGCAAACCCAAAGAGGTACAAATGATAAATCACTTAAAAGGTATGGATCCTATACAAGCTTCTGAGTTTAAAAGGATGGTTAGAACTGGAAAGATAAGACTAAATCTTTGGGAAAAGAAAAAGAATGGAAATAACATTGAAGACAATAAAGAAGCTAATTAAACAAGTAGAACCGTTTGGACTAACAGCAGCAGTGTTACAACTGGAGGGGTACGGTAAGCTAAACAAAGATAAGTGGGTCTGGAACGAAGATACTCTTACCGACCTAAATGAAGAACAAACATTAAAACTAGTAAATGAACTAACAACATGGACAGTATAGAACACTCATTCAACTTTAATGATCCTCTTGAACTGACAGTAATCTTTAGAACAGAGAATAAGGACGAATTTGCAGCCAAACACTGCTATTGTTGGGAAGATGTAAGAGGAATAGAAGAGTACCCTTATCCCGATGACTGGAAACAATACAAAGGTCCTAAGTTTTGGTTAAACCTGCATGGAGCAGAGTCTAAACTTGTGTACGGAGAATACCAAAACATGGCTTCTCACTGGAGAGCTTTTAGAAACAAGTATCCTTTATTTGTAGATCACGATTAACATGGAATGGCTTAAGCTTAATGAAGACGGAGAGATAGAGTTCAACTCAGAAGAAGTAAAGCTTGTTCCTGAAGTCCAAACTCTTCTTACTCTCAAATACAACAAGGGACCAAAAGATAATGATGGTAGGAAAAGATACAGAGCTTTAGCTGAATTAAAGTATCTATACCTGAACTACTCACCAAAGAGCCCTTACAAGGATTACTCTGAAGCTGAAAGAAAAGAGGAGGCAATGAAGGATTGTAACTTTCCTGAAGGTTGGGTAGAATCACCTGAACTTAAAGCTTTAATTCCTAAGTTTGAAAGAGGGCAAAAAACTAAGTTTGTAAGACTCCTGAACACAGCTGAGAAGTTCCTGGATAAAATGGAAGCTCATTTGAATAGTTTAGATCTAGGAGAAAGAAAAGATGATGGCACTTACATCAATAAACCAAAAGAGATAATTGATTCTCTAAAACAGCTGCCAAGTTTAGCTCAAACTCTCCAAGAACTTGAACAACAAGTTAAGATGGGCCAGATAGGTAATCCTAAATCCAAAGGGGATCATGAACTTGGTTGGATGGCTATGGATAACGCAGTAACAAAAAATAAAACAAAAGAAGAAGATGAAGAAGGTCTACAGGATTAATTGTGAGTGGGATACAGATTTAACTGATATGCTCTTTGACTCAAAGGAAAAAGCTATGAAAGAGTTGGAAGCTTACGACTGGGAGAACCTGGTTGAAGATAATCTGGAGAACCTCATGAAAGATGGTTACATAACAATCGAAGAAGTAAAACTACGTTAATGTCATTTGAAATACAAGACATTCCAAGGAAAGTTAGGGGGAAGTTCAACAAAGATCTTCTCCTTAACACTTTCTTTGAGCACACTGAACTATTCAGTCCTGCAGCTAATAAATTCTTAAAAGAAGGAAAGTATTGTGGAGAGGTATTCAACTCCAAGAAATACAATCTGTTTTGGGGAGAAGAAAGAGAACGTTGTATCCACGGTTACATAAACCCACAAACTAAGCTCTGGATTCCTGGTAAGTACTACCACTTCCTCAACTACAAACAGATGAAGATCATCAAAGAGGAAGATAAAGGAAAGAAATCAGCTAAGCGTATTACAGCTTTCCCCAAGTTCTGGCCAATTCACTACTTCTTCTCATGTGATTACATGTTAGCTAAGGAAGAAGGTTTGAATTTAGCTGTACTTAAACCCCGTGATACCGGTTTCTCTGAACTCCTATCTTCCTTCGGTGTTCACGAGTATACTTTCCAGAAAGAAGATCCTGTATTCTATTTCGTTGCTGTAGAAAGATACTTAAACAAAGACGGTGTACTTTCTAAAGCATGGGATCAAATCAACTTCCACAACGAGTATACTGAACGTGCTTTCAAGCATCTTCGCCAATACAAAGACCAAGACTTACACAAGCGTGCCAGCTACTTCAATGCAGAATCAGGAGTAGAGAAACGTACTGGAGGAGAAATACAAGGAGCAGTAGTAGATCACCCAAGGAAACTAAGGGGGGCCCGTGGGTACGTAAACTTTGAGGAAGGGGGGTCGTTCCCGAATTTAGTTGAAGCTTGGATGACTGCCAAAGACTTAGCAGAACAAGGTGGTGTTAAGTTCGCCATGATGTGTGTATGGGGAACTGGTGGTGAACAAGGACCAGGTATTGCCGGGCTTGAAGACATCTTTAGTAACCCAGAACAGTTTGATTGTCTTCCATTCGATAATTGTTGGGAAACAGATCTAACCATCAACCAAGATCACGGATTCTTCTTCCCTTCGTGGGCCAACATGACACGTTTCATGGACAAATGGGGCAACACCGACTTTGTTAAAGCAAAAGCATTTCGTGATGAAGAAAGGGATAGACTAGCGAAAAAGTCCCAAGTCCTCCTTGACAAACGTGTGGCGGAGCAACCTTACAGTCCATCTGAAGCTCTTATGCGTCTTAATGCCAATCCATTCCCGGTTGGACGTCTGCAAAAGCAACTCAGAATTGTTGACTCCACTCCTGAAATACAAGGTATGCTAAAAGTAGGAGATATAGATGTAGAAGACGGCAAGATCAAGTTTATCCTCAATTCAAAATTAGATCCTGTAAAGAAGTATCCTCATAAAACTGATTCAGTTTTGGAAGGAGCATTTACAATGCTGGAAGCTCCTTTAACCGATGAATATGGTAAAGTTCCTGAAAATCTTTACTACATCGTAGCTGACTGTTTTGCAGTAGACACTGAACAAGCTACAGACTGGAATTCATTAGGCGCATACTATGTTTACAAGAAAGCAAACACACTCTTCCCTACTGAAGACGACATACTTGTAGGATGGTATGCAGGAAGACCGCCAAGAGTAAGAGATTTCCACAAAAAAGTATTTATGGCAGCTCGTTTCTACAACGCTATAGTACAAACTGAAATCAAGGGTGGAGGACAGGAACTTCTAAACTACGCCATACAACACAACCTCACAAACTACTGTGGAGAAAGACCTACTGTATTCAACCAGGATAAAGACTTTAAACGTACTTCAGGACGACAGTTCTTCGTTCGAATTGAAGAGAATACAAAACCTGAGCGAGTACAAAAGCTGGTTGACTGGCTTCTGAAAGAAAGAAATTTAAAGATAGTAGGAGATGAAACTCAATATGTTCTTAACCTTGAGAAGATATACGATAGAGCACTACTAGAGGAGTTGATAAAGTACCATCCAGATGGTAACTTTGATAGAATTTCTTGTTTATTGGTCTTAATGACTATTCAACAAGAAGCTGAATTACAGACAATTAACGAACAACAAAAGCAGAATAGAGACCATATTTTCAACCGTCCAATCTTTTCAAACAACGGAAACAGACGCAATACTATGCTTACAGCAAGAGAAATGATGAGAATAGACGGTCCTAATAGTGATTTGATAATGTAATATGGGAGAAGTAAGGACAGAAAAGAGCCGGGTACCTAAATTAAGAGTATCTGATAAAGTAAAAAGAGCCAACGACTTTGAACATACAAAGTACGTAATGGATCATTATATTTCAGCATGTACGTTTGTTAACCATGTTGTAGACCCAAACATCAGGGATGTTCGTGTATTCTATGATGCTTACAACAACAGATTGCCGGATGAATACTTCCATTACGTAACCAATCCCCTCAACTCAAGTAATCAAGATTATACTAACTGGCCTGCAAGATTAAGACCTTACACCATTATTCGTCCAAATGTAGATTTACTTGAAGGAGAATACGAGAGAAGACCTTTTGCATTTACGGTTAAGGTGCATAACGCAGATGCAGTAAACACCTATCAGGAACAAGAATACCAGCAAATATTAGCATCACTCCAACAACAATTCATTAACTCCCTTAACCAACAGGGAGCAGAAACCGGAGTTGAAAGCCAGGAAGTAGAGTTACCAGCCAACATTAAATCTAAGTTCGCCTCTAACTACAGAGACCAAAGAGCTGAAATGGCAGAAGCTGCTTTGGACATAATCATTGACCAACAACAATTAGAAGAAAAATTTAAGAGACTGTTTCGTGATTGGTTGATTGCAGGAGAATGTTATACCTACAAAGGTGTAAGAGCTAACCAAATAGTACATGAACGTGTTTCTCCTTTAGACATCGACTACGATAAATCTCCTGACGTTGAATACATCGAGGATGCTCAATGGGCTGTAAGAAGAATTTACATGACTGGGGGAGATGTTATAGACATGTTCCACAAAGAACTTAAAGAAAGCGATATTGACGTTTTAGAAGATGAAACAGGTGTTCTTTCTCTCCGTGCTATAGGAACAGGTTTACAAACAGGTATACACAGTGATCAGGACCTTCACCGTTCAAAAGTAATTGTTTACCATGTAGTTTGGAAGTATCTTACCAAAGTAGGTATTGTCAGCTTCATGGACGAAATGGGACAAATGCAGGAAGTAGAAGTTCCTGAAACTTACAAACCTTCTGAAGGAGAATCAGTAGAATGGTACTGGGTAAATGAAGTTTGGGAAGGTTATAGAATCAGTGATGAAATCTACCTCGGCATACAACCAGTAACAGCTCAACGTAATACAGTAACAAACCTTTCTGAATGTAAACTACCATACAACGGTAAGAGATTTTCAGATACCCATTCTCAAAACGTATCAATCGTAGAGATGGGACTGCCTTACGAAACACTACACCGTATCCTCCACTTCAACTTAGAAAAAACGATTGCCAAAAGTAAAGGTAAGATTTTACTTATTGACCAAAACGCTATTCCAAAGAAGTTTGGTTGGGACGAAGAGAAGTTCTTCTACTGGGCTGAGTCAACAGGCTTTGCAATGGTAGATAGAAGTCAACCAGGAGTAGATAAATCCTTCAACCAATATCAATCAGTAGACCTTGGCCTCTACCAACATATCTCTTCTCTGATAGAAATTATGGAATATGTAAAGTCAGAGTGGGATGAGTTACTTGGCATCACACGCCAGCGTAAAGGAGAATCAAAAGCCTCAGATTCTGTAAGAGGAAATCAAATGGCTATAAGCCAATCAGCCGTAATTTCAGAAAAGGTATTTTCACGCTTCGAGGAATTTGTAAGAAGTGAACTACAAGGTCTGCTGGACGTATCTAAGTTAGCTTGGATTGACGGCTTCCAAGCTGTACATCAAGGTGATGACATGCGATCTATCATTCTACAGATAGATCCTACCCAATACGTTGAAACAGACATGGGTGTCTACATCTCACGTTCAGCAAGAGATCTCCAAAACCTTGAAATGGTAAGACAACAGGTACAAGCTTTCGCTCAGAACGGCTCAGCTCCAAGTACAATCATAGATGTAGTACAAGCCAGATCTCTTTCTAAGCTTCGTAATATCCTAAAAGAAGCTGAACAGAAATCAATGGAAGCTAACCAAGCGATAAGTCAACAGGAGGCTGAGGCGCAAGAAAGACTTGAAATGATAAAAGGCTCTTTTGCTGAATTACAAGGTTACATTAACGAACGTTTAATGAATGCTGAGTACGACAGAAAAGAAGAGATAGAGCATATCAAAGGAGCTTATTCTACCTACAGAAATGTGGAAGGAACAGGAGATAACGATAATAACGGTATTCCTGATGCACTTGAAGTGCGTAAACAATTCTCTGATGAAGCAGATAAGAGAATCAATCAACAACTAACTGCTCAGAAGATAAGAATTGACGAACGTCAAAGAGAACGTGAATTGGACTTAAAAGAGAAAGAACTTAAGGTTAGAAAACAGATTGCTGATAAACAAGCAAGTGTAGCCTTAAAGAATAAAGTAGTTGGAGAAAAGTCTAAATCAAAATCTAAAAAGTAATGAGTAAAGATCAAGCAGGAGACCTGGGTAACATAGTAATGGGTGTAATAACCTCAGCAGGAGTGGGGTCAGTAATGATGGAGAGCCTTGGAGTATTGGCAATGGGTGCTATAGGGGCACTTGGGGCACATTTATTTAATAAACTTCTCAAGAAAAAAGTAGATGCTCTTATCTACAAACTCAGAACCAAACTTTCTTGTAAGAAAAGTAAAGATAAAGCTTAATAAAATCTAGGAATAAACCCTTAATTAGCTAGGGAATAAACAAGCTAGTATATTTGAACAACTAAACTAAGAACAATGGCAAAGAAAACAAAAGAGGAACAACCCCTTTCTTTTGACGACTTTACTGCAAGTGATGACTTCTTCTTGGAAGAGGAAGAACTTGAAGAGGAAGAAGTAGAAGAAGAGGAAGAGGAGCAGGTTGAGGAGGAGGAAGAAGAAACTCCTAAACCAAAAGCTAAAAAGAAAGAAAAATCTTCTAAAAAAGACTCTGAATCAGAAGAGGAATCTGAGGAGGAAGAGGAAGAAAAACCTAAGAAGAAATCCAAGAAAGCTGCTCCTAAAGAGAAAGAAGAGGAGCTTGAGGAAGAAGCTGAAGAGGTTGAAGAAGAGGAGCAGGAAGAGGAAGAAATAGATCCTGAAACTGCAACTAAGTTCTTTGAAGAGGTTGAAAAGATTACAGGACAGCAACTCAATGTAGACTACAAAGATGTAGATCCACTTAGTCCACAAGGAGTAGCAATGCGTGAGGCAGCTTTAAAAGAAGCTGTAGTAGATAACTTCCTGGAAGAATTATCTAACAAGTTTCCTCAAGTTTATCGTGCATTAGAGCACGCTAATAATGGAGGTAATCCTGCAGACTTATTCACCCAAACTACTGCACGGGACTACTCAAAAGTAGAATTAAAAGAAGGAGACGATACTCTTGCAAAAGAGATCCTTCGTGAATACTACAAGAGTCGTGGAGTAAAGAGTGATGAAAAGATTAACAAACTGATTGAAGCTGATGAAGATTCAACAGGAGGTTTAATAGCTGAAGCCAAGAATGCTCTAAGTGAGTTAACTGAAGAGCAAGAAGAGGAGAAAGCAGAGATTCTGGAGAACCAGAGAAGAAAAGCTGAAGAGGAGAAGAAAAGAGACAACATCCTTGTAACAGCTATTGATGAAGTACTTGAAACAAGAAAGCTTGGAAGTTTCAAGATTGTAGACAGAGCGGAAGCAAAAGCATTCAGAGAATTTGTTCACTCAAATCTAAGACGTGCTGGAGACAAATACCAACTGGCTACAACAATTGATCCTTCAAACCTTGAGTCAATCTTACAATATCAATTCTTCCAATTCAAAAAAGGAGATTTGACTAAGATAGTACAACAAACAGCAGCGTCAAAGAACGCTGAAAAGCTCAGACTTAAAATTAAAGGAGAGCAAGGAAAAACAAAGAAAACAACAGGAGGAGGAGATAACACAAGTAAACTTTCACTCCGTAGTTTTATAAATGATTAATTAAAATAAACAATTAAATAACAAATGGCAGGTAATCGCGGAAACAAATTTAGGTTTCAGGTACAGCAAGACATCTTCGATTCAAAGGCGATGTTGGATGAGCTCAACTTTTACGCACAGCGTCATGGGGAGCCAGCTGAGTTAACAATGAAACTGACTTGGCTGCTGGGTGATTCAACTAAATCATTCCCGTTAGCTATGGCTACAATGGGCGACATTGTATCAGGAGATGGTGGTTTTAAGAAAACCAACAACAAAGTAAAGGAACTTGATGACTTACAATTCACATGGCCAGTAATGAGCCGTCTGAATAAGGCTTCAGTAGTTGCTGAAACTCCAGCTTCTACAGTAGATCTTGGTAAAGGTCTTACTCCTTTCAAACTTAAGTTCACAGACAACTGGATCAAACGGAATTACATGATTGAATCTCCTCTTGGAGTTCAGGCATACGTTCTTGGAGATCCTGTTAAAGTAGGTGAAGCTTTTGAATATACACTCCAGCTTAACGCTGTATCAGATCAGACTGTATGTCCTGCATCTGAAGTACAGGCATCTACACTGTGGTGTGATCTTAACACATTCAACGCTGAATCTGAATCTCGTGGTACAGAATTCAAGCGTGTAGCACCAGGTAAGTACAAGAACCAGATGGGTGTTATTCGTATGTCTCACCAGTGGGCAGGTAACTCTGCTAACAAAGTAATGTCAATTACTATTGATCATGGTGGAAAGAGCATGAAGCTCTGGATGGACTTCGAACAATATCAGTTTGAACGTGCTTGGCTGGAAGAAGTAGAACACATGTTCTGGTATTCTCGCTACAACAGACGCGCAAATGGTGAAATTCCATTGAAGGACCTGATTACCGGTAAAGTAATTCCTACAGGAGCAGGTATCCTTGAGCAAATCAACAACTACTCTACCTATACTCGCCTTACTTACGCATTCCTGCAAAACGTTATTGCTAACGCATTGTTTGGACAGTCTGATACAGATGGTATGAGCATCACTCTTTACACAGGACGTGGTGGTATGCGTGAGTTCGACCGTGCAATGAAAGAATCTGGAACTATCCAGAACCTGCTTGCTCAAGGTGGAGGTAACGTAGCAAACAAATTCATCAAAGGTGATGGAAACTATGACCTTGTGTCAACTGGTTTCTTCAACGCAATGTATCACATTGATGGATACTACATTAAAGTGAAACACAATCCAATCTTTGACTACGGACGCAGAGCAGTTAAATCTCCTCTACACCCTGAAACAGGGTTCCCTCTGGAGTCATACAGAATGGTATTCATTGATGACGGTATGTTCGATGGAGAACCTAACTTACAATTCGTTTGTGAGAAAGGTCGTAGAATGTTACACGGTGTTGTAACAGGTCTTACTAACGTACCACGTCAGTACAGAATTATCCAAGGAATTCAGAACCTTTCTAGTGGAGATCTTAGCTTGTTATCAAGTGATATTGATGCAGCTTCTTACCACAGACTGGCAACTGGTGGTGTAAACCTGAGACGTGGTAACACTTCTCTACACCTGGAAATTAGTCCTACAGTAGCTGGATTCTAATTATGGAAATGGCAAATACTCCTGGTGGATTTAAAGGTCAATTCAGACTTGATAATCCACTGGGTTCCTTCTGGAACGATTACACCCAAAGCGGAGCTTTAGTGCTTTCCGCGCACAATGATGGTGTAATAGGAGGAGGTGATAGAGTTAGAATTATTGCAGACGGTAATACTATTACCCTTTCAAGTAACTACACTTGGGTTAATATAGGAACCGACTCAATAAGCGCAACACTTAATGCTATAAATATTATTTACGTAGTGAAAGTTAGTGCCACAGAACTCAATTACACAGTTAAAGTTATATAAGGCTCTTTTGTTTTAGTTCATAGTTTACGTTCGGGTCAGCCTGCCTAAAAAGCAGGCTTTCCTTTTTATAAACTAAATTAGCTTAATATAAACCCACTATTGACTGGTATTGTATTATTAAGCTACATTTGCAGCTCAATTCAACTAATTAACTAAAACAACAAATGAGTAAGAAAATCGAGGTACACCGCCACTTTAACTTGGTAGAGATGTCCCAAACAGACCCGGAAGTTAAGGCTTGGTTAGGTCTAACCTACCGTCCTATTGGCCCCTACTTTAAAGACAAAGCAACAGCCACAGGACTTAGCTTTGAAGAACAGCGCCTCCTGTTACCAGAAGTTCTGGGACTTGAAGCAACAGACAAGGACTTCCGCAGAAAAGTAATTGAATTTTATGACAGTCTCCTAACCCCAGTCCCTAAAGACGGACTAAAGCTTGAAATTGGATTAGAAGATGATAGCCAGCCATTATCTACAAGTAACCTACCTATTCACACGTTAGACTATCTTCGTTACCGTCACTTGATTGGTCATAGAGACGTAGCTGAAAGTAAAGCTGAAGCTGAGCGTCAATTTGGAAAACGTTTCTACATTGTAGATCCGGAGAAAGAAGCAAAAGGAGCTCTGGATATTAACCAGCTGGAAGATGAAGCTACAACTATTTACATGTCTCACAAAGACAACCCTATCAAATTGGATCAGATTCTGACCATGATGGGAGTAAATATTAACAGCTTGAAGATGGCTGATAAAGTGCTTAAGTTAAAAGAACTTTCTCAGAAGAACAAGAAACTCAACAAAATTGAGCAGGAAGAAGCATTCAAACGCTTTATTAGAACTGCCAAAGATAAAGATCTTGAGTACAAGTATCTGATTGAAGAAATGATAGGCTCTCAGTACTTGAAACGTGTAGGAAATAACATTCTTTACAGAGAATCAGGTAAACTAGTTGGAGAGAATCTGGAAGATGCAGTATTGTACTTCAAGAACCCTAAGAACTCGCGTGAACTGAACTTGATGAAGGCTGAGTACCATACCCTGGTTAAGAAGGGAGACGAATACCTACCTAAAGATCCAGAACCGGTAACACAAAAGAAAACTGAAGAGAAAACTGTATAAGACTAGCTGACCAGGACGTAAAACTATGAAACTAGACAAATTTTTCCCAACTTTCAGAAACGTGTTATTTTGTGAAGTAACTACCCCCCAAGAGACCAAGGGGGGTATAGTACTTCCTTCAAAAGACTTATTCCTAAAGGATTATTCCTCTGAGTTTGAAAATGAAAGAGTAATCTATGATGGTTCAAAAGTCAAGATTGGAGACTATGTTGTAGCAAAGACAGGTAAGGATTGCACGGAAATACAAGTAGGAGACAAGATAGTTCTATTGCAAGGATGGAATCCACAGAAGATAGAACTTGATGGGGAAGAATACTTTCAAGTCTCTGAACAACAAATAGTAGGGTACGAAAGAGAATAATAATGAATTGCTTCCAGCTACACTTAAATGTAAATCAAAGACTTCAGGAAGTAGCTAGTTTCAAACGAGACAAGTTTAGACCTGAAGAAATAGACCTGGCTTTAAACAAAGCTATGGATCGTCTTATACTGGAAGCTGTTGACAATAACTTTCAAGGAACTCAGATTAACTTATCGCATATTACAGGATTAATTAAAAAAACAAAACCCCTTGAGGTAATAACCCCAGGGGGTTCTGATCCTGTAGCAGAAGATAACATTGATAACTCCTATTCTGTTATACCCCCCGATTTCTATTACTTGGTAGATGGTAGGGTAGAAATTGTTACAGATCCGCTAGACTGTTCAACTGCGCCAACAGTACCTACTGCAAATTATGCAGAATGGAAAGCTATAATACCATTTCCACAACCGAACGCATCGGCCCCTTACTTCCCAAGCTTTACAATAACCTCAAGTGTTTCAGGAAGCTTGTATTCAAGTCCAACAGCTATTTCAGCAGGATTCCAGAACAGGGAAAGTCAATACGTATTAGTAAACAACATTCTTGAGAGACTAGCTCAAAGCAACAGTGTAAGAGTTTACTGGGAACGCTATAGGGACACATACTATAACAATTCCTTTATTTTTGTGAGTAATAGCAACCTTGGAACGATTAGCTTAACGGCAACCGGGGTTACAGCAACATCACAGGCCATGAGCTCAACCGTATACACAATATACAACAGAGCTTCAATACCAGCTTCCGCTGGTAAGCAGATAGTCCCTGTAAAGGTTACTAAAGAAAACCTGCTGTATTCTTCCCTCAAACAGAATTCCTTCTACGATAGCGGTAAAGATGAGGTAGTCGCAGACCAAACACTCGATTACCTGATATTTTATGGTAAAGAAAGCTTCATAATAACTAGAGCTTACATTGACTACATTAGGAAGCCAAGAACAATTAGTTTACTTTTGGGTCAGACTTGTGAATTGGCTGATTCAGTCCATAACAAAGTAGTGGATCTGGCGGTAGAAATTCTAAGACTTGATACAAAAGATCAAGCTTACCCGCAAACAGTACAAGACACACAACTTAGAACAATTTAAAAATTAATAACAACTAACAGACATGAGTCGTTACAGCAAAAACCTTTCAGGGTTAAATCAAAAAGTCATGGTTGGTACAGCTACGTACACTGATGACACAACATTCGCAGCTTTCGTAGCAAACGCTCCAGACGGAGAAATTGGTGTCTTCCTTGACACAGGTGCTGTACGTACTACAGCCCTCACATCAACAGTTAACAAATTCTTCATTGCACAAAAGCGTGATGGAGTAGTTAACAAAACTCCTATTCTTGATTTCAACGACATCTTTAGAAAGATTCAAGTTGATTACACAGCTCCTGTAAAGCAGGTTAGCACAATAGGATACAATGGTACATCCGGAGACTTAGGCTTCAACTTTGCTGCAGCATCTTCTTCAAACACTCTCACCTACGGTATTACCGTTCGTGAAACAACACCTGGAAACCAACCGTTTCCTGTACAAGAAGGTTATGCTACTGTTAACAGCAGTACAGCAGATGAGTACACTGTACTAGCTTCTATCGTAAGTCAACTAAATGGAGACTATGATTACCAGCGCACACAACCTGACCGTTTTGTAAAAGCTGAAATCATTACTAACGGTACACCTACTTACTACACTTCTACTATTGACCCAACTTTTGTAAATGGATCAAACCAAGTTACTTTTAGTGGTAACACTACTATTGCAACAGGAGCATTCATTGTATCTCGTTCAGCAGTTTACAAAGTAACTACAGGTGTAACATCAGGTACAGTAATTACAATTGATCGTCCATACCAGGGAGCATCTGAAACAATTGACGTTTCTACAGAAACAACAGCATTCGGTACTATTACTTATACTTCTGGTACTACAGCTCTTGGAGTAAAACTTACTTCTATCGACTTTGAAACACATTTCAAGGTGGTTGGAGCAGCACTAAACTACGCAGATACTGTAACTCTGATTACAGCTTGGAAGCTTGGTTCTGGTGCAGGAACTCAAATTCGTGAATTGGAAGCTACTGAAGGTGCAATCTTCGATGGTGTTGGTAGTACATTAAACGTAGCATTCAAAGCAGACTACGGTCAACCAAGCTTGATTGCTTCTACAAGTGGTACATACCATCAAATATTCCTGGATCTTGCTCCAAAAGTATTGCCAAGTGCAGTACCTACTCAATATGAGCAGAAGCAAATTCAAAGAATCTTAATTGCAGCCCCATCATCAGGTACCCTGGAGTCTACTCTGGGAACCGTATTTGGAGTATAATTAAATTAACTACTAATGAAACCCTTGTAGTAGGACTAAGGACTATTACAAGGGTTCTTTTTTATAATACATGGCACTAACAGCTAACTTAGTAAGAAGTACAATAACAGCTCCCGGTACAGAAAGTACATGGACTGATGAAACAGTTTACGGAGGAGCTAATCCTGACCGTAACGAAGTGGCTCTTTATCTAACTGCTTACAAAGTAGATGAAGATTTAGTAGAAACAGCTTTGGAGGTAGAGACTTTTGATCCCGAAACTGTAACAGAATTTGTTACAACTAATGGAGAAGATGGTTATCACAAGTATTACTTTATTATAGTTGATAATTGGTTAATAGGTACTACCTATAACAAATATGACTTGGTTTGGAGTACAGCACAAAACTCATTCTACCAATACATTAATGATAGTCCTACAGCAGGAAACGCTGTAACAAACACTAACTATTTCTCACCTGTAGCTGATCCTACAAGTCTACTACAAGACATAGGTACAAGTGAAGAACCTCAGAATATAGTGTATCAAATCATAGGTAAAGTAGTAGATTTTCAAACCTCAATATGCTACATGAAGGCCTCAGCCAAACACGCTAAGGAAACTTGTGATGGTAATGATTGTGGTTGTGACTCAAGAATAGGAAGATTATTTCATAAGATAAGAGATCTCTTTAACTCTCTTGCGCTCAATGAAGCACAAGGACAGTTTATACAAGGGGAAAAGAACGCACGACTTGCAGAGAAATGGTGTGATGACTGCGGATGTTTAACCAGATAATACTCAAACCATGATAGATGTAAGAGCGGAAAGCATAATATATCAGTCACAGGTTTACTATACTAATCTGGTTAACACGCTGGTAGAAAAAAAGAAGTACGGTAAGGCCCTGGATAGCTCCTGGGATAAAGCTAATACTATATCAGGTTACCTGGAAGCTCTTAACATGAGATCCAGGTTAACTGATGAAGAGGATATATTACAGATGAATTACATTCTGGAATGTCTTATCATTCTCTGTGAGCTTAACCAGTTCCCTGTATCAGCTCCAATTACTTTCCAGTCAGCCCCAGCTGTAATAGTAGGGGAACCTGGTCCTCCAGGTGATTCCGTAACGGGGCCGCAGGGGCCCGCGGGACTGGCCACTGACTTCCAGGAATCCCTTATTACTGTTCCAATAGCAGTAGATAGTTTTGATTTAACAGATGCAAAAGGAGCAAGATGGGATTATGTTGTAATTAAAAGTACACTTGAACAACGAGCAGGAAGTATTGTAGCTTCATGGTTAGCTGACGGCTCATCTATAGAATTCTTTGACACTTCAACTGGAGATATTAGTGGTTCAACAGCAGACTTAAGCTTTGATGTACAATTAGTAGGTAGTGACATACAACTTATTGCAACCCCAGCTTCTGGTTCATGGACAGTTATTGGAACAAGGTACTTTATTCCAAATAATGGAAATGGTTCAGGACCTGTTTCTGATGTACTTGCAGACGGAACAGTATTCATAGGGAATAGTTCTAACCAAGCACAATCAAGAACACTGAGTGGAGCGATTTCAGTAACAAATACCGGAGTAACAAGTTTCAATGCAGGACAGATTCTTGATTCGCATATAAGTGGCTCAGCTGCTATAGCATTATCTAAACTTGCTGCAGTAACAACTAACAGGTTGTTATTATCCAATGGAGCAGGACAAGTAATTGCATCGAGCGTAACAGATATTGAAGCTGGTTATTTATCAGGAGTAACTTCCCCTATTCAAACCCAACTTAACTCTAAATTAACTGACCCTATGACAACAATAGGAGATTTGTTGATTAGGGACGGGTCAAATGCAACAGCACGATTAGGAATAGGATCAAGCAACCAGGTATTAACAGTGGTTGGTGGTGTTCCAACATGGCAAAACGTACCTGGTGGGGTAAGTGGGTTAACAACAGGGTACCTTCCAAAAGCTAGTTCTTCAACAACCTTAAGCAACAGTATTATCTCTGAAGCAACAGGTGCTATAACAATAGCAGGAACAACAGAAATACAGGGAGGATTCAGAACTGAAGCAACAGGGGCATACCTAAAGAAGAAAGTTGTTAATATTGGGGATTGGAATATGGATTCAACCATAAGCGTAACAGTTGCTCATGGGTTAGCAGACTTTAAGAAAATAAGAGCAATAGACTGTATTGTGAGAAATGACTCAGACACAACATACGCTAATCTTCTTGCATTGGCTCCTGGTGGAAGTCAGGAACCAGGAGGGTCAGCACAGTTTATTGATTCTACAAACATAACTCTGGTAAGAAAAACAAGTGGAACTTTTGATTCAACAAGTTTCGACTCTACTTCTTACAACAGAGGTTGGGTAACTATAACATACGAAGCATAATGGCAGGACAATTAGTAATAAGAAATGGAGCAAAACTTCTTGGTAGCTTACCTAGTGGGACAGGAGATAATATCCTTACACTGGATGCTAGTACTAAAGATGTTGGTTCTATTCCAACAATAGACACAAGTACTTACCTGACTAACTCACTTAGTTCAGGTTATCTACTTGTTGGTAATAGCTCGAATGTAGCAACTCCAAGACAAATCACAGGACAAGTTACATTCTCAAACACTGGTGTTGCAAGTATAGCTGCAGATACGATAACAAATGCTAATATTAACACAGGAGCAGCAATAACGTACAGCAAGTTGAGTTTAACAAACTCTATTGTAAATAACGATATTGCAACCAATGCTAATATAACCAGAACAAAGTTAGCTGCTGGAACAGCAAACAGGTTATTAGTAAATAACGGTTCAGGAGTGTTTTCTGAAGCTGCTGCTATCAATCCAAATGTTGTAGTTATAACAGACAGTAATGGAATACCTACTCATTCTTCAGTTTCAAACGTTACTCTTGGATACCTTGATGTAAGCTCTTCTGTTCAAACTCAATTGAACAATAGACTAGCATTTAGTTCAGCAATAACACCATCAAGTGGTGACATAGTTATCTATTCTGGAGGAGTTTGGACTAATCTTGGTATAGGGTCCAACGGACAAGTTCTTACTTTGTCAGGAGGGTTACCATCATGGCAAAATGGTACTGCTAATGGTATACCTTCAGGAGGAACAGCAGGACAATACTTAAATAAAGTAGACGGAACTAATTACAACGTACAGTGGTCTACTCTTACTTTAGATAAAGTAACTGATGTTACTGCTAGTGCAAGTGATGTGAACTTACTCACTGGCTTACAGTCAGCTGGATTAACACAAGCTGAACTTGGTTATGTAAACGGTGTAACATCGAGTATACAAACACAACTCAACAACAAGTTGAGTAATTCGTTAGCTCAGAATGCAATATTCATAGGTAATGCCAGCAACATACCAACTCAACTAGCCGCAGGAACAGAAGGATACGTACTTACCATAACTTCCGGTACTCCTCAATGGGCAGCTCCAAGTGGGGGCGGAGGTGGTTCAGGAGGCCATACTATACAAAACTCAGGTACTCCTTTAACACAAAGAACTAACCTGAATTTTACAGGAGCTTTACAAGCAGTTGACGACTCTGGTAATGACGCTTCAGTAGTTAGTTTAATTACTAATAGTATAACCAACTCTTTATTTAGACAATCTGCAGCTTTATCTGTAGTTGGTAATGCTTCTAACTCAACTGCTAACGTAGCAGACATTTCAGCAGGAACTAACTACCAAATCTTAAGAAGAAATGGTACCTCTATAGGATTCGGTTCTATTGACTTAAGCCAGGCAGATGCTGTAGGTTCAAGTGTATTAGCTGTAGGAAACGGAGGAACAGGATTAAGCTCTTTAGGAACAAGCCTGCAAAGTATAAGAGTAAATTCTGGAGCTACTGCTCTGGAGTTTTATACCCCCTCAACAACACTAACTGGAGAAGCAACGGGTACTGGGGGATCAAGTATAAGTGTAACTTTAACTAACTCTGCGGTAATAGGTAAAGTATTAACTGGTTATTCTTCAGGAGCAGGAACTGTTGCTGCAACAGATACTATTCTACAAGCAATACAAAAGCTGGATGGTAACAACGGACTTAACTGGAAATTAACTGGAACAAGTACGCTTACAGGAGCTGCTACTATAACTTCAAACGCAAACTCTCAACACATATTTAACGGTACTTGGACAGCCACTGCTAATAACCAGTATCACATGTCATTTAGCCCGACTGTGACCGGTAGAACAGCAGCGTCTGGTGATGTTGTGGGAGCATTAATCATAAACCCATCTATCACTTGTGGGTCTGGCTCGAATACCTCAGTACTAACTGGATTACTAATTCAGCCAACGTTTAACGACAATTCTGCATCAGGAGTTATTCATTCGTACATCCGTTGCTTTGATGGCACAAACGTTAGATTTCAAGTAACTGACACTAACGTCAGTATGGCTGGATCAACCACACTAAATATTACAACTGGTGTTGCTGGTCCTCAACTGTCTGCCGCATCAGCTTCTTTGCAATTAAATGCTACATCAGCAAGTGGTAACGTTCTTATGCAGATTGCTGGTAACTCGTGGTTTGGCATACAAGCATCTAACTCAATAGGAGCAACTGTATTTCAAGTTCCAACTACAGTTACAAGCACAGCGACTCAGCAAAGCTCCCGTAACTTTAACTGGGCTGTTAATGAATGGACAGGATCGGCTGCTCAAGTTAACTACTGGACAGCAAGAGCAACTCAAAGCACAGCAACAAATCAATTAAGTTATTGGGACCTAGCTTTTGGAACTACAGGGTCTGCCCCTTCCTTAACCAACTTACATCTTCGTATACGGAATACAAATGGTAACGTATACATAGGAGCAGGTACAAATACTGCAGTAGACCCAACAGCTAAACTGCATTTAGGAGCAGGTACAGCAACAGCAAGTACTGCACCACTAAAATTTACTGCAGGAACAAACTTAACAACTCCTGAAGCTGGAGCTGTGGAGTTTGATGGTACAAATTACTTTGTAACTAGCTCAAGTACGAGATACACCTTAGCTAAAACTCTAACAGCTACAGCTACCTTGGATTTCCCATCAACAGCAGCTAGTTCAAGTTCTGATTTAACAATAACAGTAACAGGAGCAACATCAGGAGACGTTGTAAGTCTAGGAGTTCCTAGCGGATCAGTACCAAGTAATTGTACATTCTTCGCATTTGTTTCATCAAGTGATACTGTAACAGTAAGATTACTGAACATGGACACTGTTTCGTCAGCAGACCCTACATCAGGCACATTTAGAGCAACAGTACTAAAATACTAAAATGAGTTTTTTTCATAACATATTACATACTGCAGCAGCCTCAGGAGAGTCTGTTCTGAATAACCTTACATTTGCCAGCTCAGTTACAGAGCATACTATGCCTGACTGGGAAATTCAGGATCGCGTACAGTGTAACAACCTGGAGGCTAACGTTTTTTATGACGCTGTAACTGGCCGCCAATACAACTCAGGTTATTGCAAGCCATACAGTCCTAAATACCAGGGTATGGGTGGTATGTATTACTACCATCCGGAACAGGGCTTTTACGATGCAATCATTGATGATACCGAAAGAGGAGGTGAGCCAGATTACCACGTAAGCCGTCAGAAGCCATACGTTGACGAAGATGGTATCATGTACACCATGCAGGAGAACATGCATGCGCAGGACAACCACATCTGGCGTTCAAATTCTGACCTAAACGACTTTCAAAAGATATTCACGCAAGCCGATCCAGACACGGCCAGGGGAATGCCCTACCGTACCACATCAATCACTCCGGGTACAAACACTCACATTTGGATAATTCAGAAGCAGGTGGCTCCGGGTGACGTGTCCACGCTTGCCATGCTTAAATGGAACGGCACTACATACGATGAGGTTGTTGACATTGTTTTAAAGGGTGCTGCCGGACACAGGGTTTACGGATTTAAACCTTTTGGCAATCTCGGCCCGGATGAAAACGGAAAGTTCTGGATTTTCTTCACCGACTCAAGCTCAGAGGCAAACTATGAACTTTTTGAAATGTACACGGAGGATTTCGTTACATTCAGAAACAGGCTCAACACACATAGTTTCACAGCAGGAGCGGGTACGTTCACAATCACCACAGCGAGAGATAATGGGTATAAAGTAGCCGGGGAAGAAAGTTCAATATACAACCTCGGTGATCACTGCGAGTACGTGGAGGCCGATGGTACGCCTCACATCATGTACATGGAAGACTACCACAATGAACTGTACTACATCAAGCACAACGGTACAGCGTGGGAAAAGATACTCATTAATTCAGGTGGACTTTTTGCCGGATATCCAATCAGTTCGTACACAGATAAGGATAACCCATACGAGATTACGTCCACTCCTGATTCGGCCACTATTCCAACATCAAACCCAACAACGGTAACAGTAACGGTGGAAACAGGCGTTGATCGTCTCACTGAGCTTATAAACGTTGGAGGTAAGCGTGTTCAACTTGTTAAAGGAAGTAACCGTATCGTAATGAACCTGACAAGTTATGACCCGGTTACCGGAGTAATGAGTGGGGATAGTACGGGGCTACAGGAAGGTTCTGGAACATTCTCAGGGTGGTCTGTAAGAACTGCCGGTGTGGTTGACGGGGTTACAAACCAGTTCGTATTTGTTCGGAATGAAAAACTTTATGTATGTGTTCGGGTGATTTTGCCAGACACATACCGCAGACTATACCTTTTTGAGTCGTCAGATTTTAGAACTGCATCAATAGGAAATCCGCCTACGTTCACGTTTGTGAAGGACTTAACTCCTGGCATTACGAACGTTGACGTTCACAAGTCGAAGTTGCCGGAGAATATCAACGAGTTTCCGGACAATGAAAACTTTGTGATCTGGTCTTGCAAGGCGGTTTATGATTCACTTTATCAGCGCACCGGCACTAACTGGTGTCTTGAATGTTCATTCGGGACTATCACGGCAACAGAAAGAACATTTGATGCTACGCCATACGCAAACCGGGCTGCCGAGCTGGCCGATATTGGATGGAGACAGGGATACAGTGTTGACGATGTTGTGGAGTCGAGTGGGTCGATCACTCAAATTACAGACATCACTGGAAACGGTAAGCATATAGTTCCATCGAACGCTGCTTGCTATAAGCAGAGTGGCGCTATAAAATCCTACGGAAGTTGCGTATTGGCATTACCTAATCCAGCTGACTTCAGGCCAGACACAGCGTTTTCTCTCATGGCCGTGATTAAAAAGATTGGCACATCACACCTTATTTCTGGCGGCCACCCGTCTGACGTTGATCAATACATGAGCATCAAAACAAAGGTTGGGGGATCGGTTAAGTACGAACACAGGACTACAGCCGGGGCGATTGATGAAGTTGACGCTTATACTCGTATCATAGGAGATGAGTACGCAATTATTTCTGTTACATCGAATGGAAAGCATTTAAGGTTTTATATCAACGGTGTTGAGTCTAACAAGTCATTCAGCGATGATGCGCCAAAATCGCTTGTAAGGTGGTTCAACTATCTGAACACAAACCTGAACAACGTATTAATTGGTGCGAGGACTTCTGGAACAACAAATGAGTACACCCCTATCGACATGAAGGAGTGGCGTTACAAGGGTAGTTTAATAAGCTACGATCAACGTACTAAACTCGAAAAAACATGGGCCGCACAGTACGGTATTACACTTGGAACATTCGGGACAGAAACAACGTATGAGCCAGAGGTTGAGACCACTGTGGCTCGCATGAGTGTTGCTCCATCAGGATCTGATTTGACTATGTACAACGATTGGGTTGTTGGTTGGAAAAACGCTCACGGATTACCTTTAGGTGAGCATTGCCTTGGTGAAGTTGTTGATTATCTTCCATTCAGATCAGCACACGATTCTCAGGCATCATTACTTAACTTTGCGCGTCCAACGTTTGATGCTACATCATCCGGATCGCCTGCCTTTACTTCGTATCGCGGTTGGAAATCTGCTGCATCAGGCTATGTAAACTGGCAATTCAATCCATCTATTCACAGCAGGTGGACTGCTTCAAGTTCGTTTGTAAGTGCTTACGTTATAGAAAACGCAACGGCTGGTGTTAAGAATGCGATAGGTTTGCAAATATCGACAAACATCTTCATTCGTCTTCAGCCAAGGATCGCTGGTGATACAGCACCATTGATACTTGCAGCGACTACAGGCTTGTCGGCAACAGGAGTAACAGACATGAGGGCATTCCTTGCTTCTTGGAGATCTGGAACGTCAAGAACAGCTCAAAGAAACTCAACCGAATTCACGGCAACATCTGCTGTTCAGGCATTGGCAAATGGGTTTGTATATGAGTGTGCGGCCAACGTTGATGGAACTGCTGTTAACTTCCTTGATGCTACTGTAGCCTTCCCAGTATACGGGGTGAATACAATAGACGAAGATGCGATTTATACGCTTGAGCGGAATATTTTAGTAGGATTAGGAGTAACAGGCATCTAAAAATAAATTTGGAGGTAATAAAACTACTTATTATCTTTGTAAGTTAAACTAAGAAATATGGAACAAAAGATCAAATTAAAGCCAAAATTACTAAATCAATTTAACCAGATTCAAGCCCAAAAACAGCAGCTAACTAATGCTTACAATGAGTTAAATTCAAGAGAAAGTATCTTAATCGAGATTGCTCTTGAAGCTGAAAGTATAGTTGCAGAAGAAGTTGTTTCTGTAAAACTTGAAGAAGATAACTTAATTTTGGAAGTTAAAAAAGAAGAAAAAGAAGAAAAACAAGAAACAGAATAATAATGGAAAAAGTAATTTTTAGTGATGGTACTCCTATTGTTGATCATATCCTTACAGGAGACGACATATCGGTACCAGTAAGACCCGTACCACTCAAGAAGTGGAAAGCCAGCTTCTCATCAGTAGGAGCATCTCCTTTTGTAAACCCGGCTAAGTTTGGTATTGTAAATAGATTAGGTACTGGGCAGACAGTAGCGCAGAGTGCTGGTAACCTTGTAATAACTGCTGGAACAACAGCTAACGCTGAAACTATTGTTAGATCTAATATATCCTTTTCAGGATCATTTAATCTAAAATATCAAACTATACTATCGCAAAGAATTGCAAACAATAACTTCTTTGTAGAAGCTGTAGATGTTATAGGAGACAGACTACCGTTAGTTATCAATAGCACAACTTCTATTACTGTAACCTTTCCTTCAGGAACTATTCCTTTTGGGACTGAGCACATTGGACAATTCATGTACCTTGGCGCTTTCACTGGTACAGCAGGACAGATTTCAGGAAGATATGCAATTTCTGCTGTTTCTGGAGACACAGTAACTTACACTGTATCTGGTTTTCCAGCTTCAGGATCAGGAACTTGTTCAATCTTTGGGTGGAATTATTACCACGTTTTATACAGTGGTACAACAGCTACAAGTGCTTTATTTGATTGTCAACGTTATGGTTGGAATACTGGTGACACAACAGTAACAATTAACACTTCTGCTTCACCTGGTCACATGGGTATTATAACTCAGGAGGATGGATCTGTTACTTATCAAGACCAACTTGCAGCCTCTTCCACAAGCATACAAGCAACTCTTAGAGGTAGTAGAGTAATAAACGTACCAGAAGAAGAAACATTAGTCATACAACTTAGATGTACAAATGGTACTTCAGCACCTGCTACAAGCACTACATGGACTATTGGATTCGTATCTGTAGAAGATTATGCTCCACAAACAGTATCTATTACTAATATTAAACCACAACCTTTACAAGCCACTTTACCAGTAGCTATACAAGGAACTCCTACAACTTCTGTATCCAGCATCACTACTTCTATAGTCCCTGGTACAGCAGCAACAAACTTAGGTAAAGCAGAAGACGCAGCTCACGCTTCGGGTGATACTGGAGTATTCATGCTTGGTGTTAGATACGAAACACAAGGTACAGCACCAAATGCAGCTAACGACTATTCCCTTATCCAAGTAGACGACCTGGGCAAGCTTGTTTGTATGCCTTATGGACCTCCTGTAAACCAAGTGCAAGGTGTTACAGCGGCAATTACAAACACTGCAGATACAGCTGTAATAGCTTCTGGTGGTGCCGGTGTACGTAACTATGTAACAGGGGTGACTCTTGTCAACAGCTCTGCTACAGCAACTGTAGTTGAACTAAAAGACGGCTCTACTGTTATTTGGAGAGGTTACGCTCCAGCAAACGGAACAAGTTCAGCTCAATTTTTGACTCCTTTAAAAGGAACAGCTGCTACAGCTATAAACGCAGCTTGTTTAACAACTGCAACAAACACTTACGTAACATGCGTAGGATTCAGAGGATTATAATATGAGAGTTAGTTTAAACAACATAGTTCAAATGTTGGCTGATCGTGTAGGTCAGCCATTCTCTATTCCGTTACAACGGGAATTAAAACTCATTGTTAACTACAAAAGAGCTGATTGGATACAGAAGATAATAGATAAACATCCGGAACAACGTAAGTACTTTTTAAAACACTTCACGGTAGAGTTGGAGGAAGTTGATCGTGCAGAATGTCCTGTTAACGTGGATTGCACAGTTCTAAAAACAACTCAACCTATTCCACTCCCTGTTAGAACCAGTTATGGTCTGTTTGACTATGTAGGTGATCCTGACAAGTTAGATGGCTATACCTATACTACCCCTGATCAGTTAACTTGGATACTAAACTACGGTTCAAAGTACACTAAAGACAGACCTAAATACTTTTATTCAAACGGGTTTATTTACGTGTACAACGAGGACAGTTTAGAATATCTTGGAGTAGGGGGTATCTGGCCAGACCAACAACAATTAAATGTGTTCAAATGTGAGGACGTACCTTGTTACACAGACGATGATCAATACGACATTCCTGATGATATATTAAATACTATGATTCAGGATATACTTAAAAATGAATTAAAGATACTTCTTGCAACCGAACAAGCAGAAGTAACAGTAGACGAACAGAATAAAGCATGACACAAGAACTAGAACAAAAGAGAGGTAAGAAAATAGCAACTCCAAAGTCTCACTCGACAAAGGAGATGTATGCTTATTACAGACAAAAAAATCCTGATTCAAAAGAACCCTATTGGATGTTTAAGGAAGTAATATCCAGGTTTAACAAGAAAGTTTCTGACGCTGTAATTTATGGTCAAGTCTTGAATTTTGGAAATAGAATAGGAAATCTTCTTATAAAGAAAATAAGACGTAGGTACGAGAAACTGGAAGTAGATTGGGGGGAAAGTAAAAGAATAAAAGCAGAGCTGATTGCTGCCGGATTGGAACCTAGAAAAGCAGGATCAACCGAAGGACATGCTTGGTTAGTATACTTCTCTGACCCTTGGTACTTACGGTGGGCTTGGGCAAAGAAAAGCATTTGTAGAGTGAAGAACCAAACAGTATATAAATTTGTACCAACTGGTAATAGAAGTAAGACTGCGGGAGACAACAGTCCAAATAAACTTGGAAACAGAGGTAAATTAGTTTTAGCTAATAGGTTAAATCCAACACTACACATGGTTTATGAAAACCACATGAGTAAAGTAGAATGATAACAATAGAACAACTTAAAGCCGCTCTACCCTCAGCTAATATGGGTAACATTCTCAGATTCTACTCTCCATTAATTCAAACAATGGAGAAATTTGAGATTAATACTCCTGCAAGACAAGCTGCCTTCTTGGCACAACTAGCTCATGAGTCGGGTAGTTTAAGGTATGTTCGCGAATTAGCAGATGGAATTGCTTATGAAGGACGGAAAGACTTAGGGAACACTCAACCTGGAGATGGATCTAAATTCAAAGGAAGAGGACTAATTCAAATAACAGGTAGAACAAACTACGAACTTGTAGGTAAAGCATTAAATTATGATTTTATAGCTAACCCTACACACCTTGAATTACCAGGAGCAGCTGCAATGTCAGCGGGTTGGTTCTGGAAATCAAAAGGGTTAAATGAATTAGCAGACAAGAACACAGAAGAAGCTTTCCTTCTTATCTCAAAAAGAATCAACGGGGTAAACAAGAAAACTGGATTACCTAATGGATGGGAGGATAGATTAAAACATTGGAAAGTAATTAAACAAGTGCTACATGCCTAGACATAGATTTGTATCTGGAAAAGAAATCCTGGCAAGAGTTATAAGAGCTCTTGGTTATAAACTACCATCTGTATACCATGATGATATACTGGAATGGATAGCTGAAGGTATGGGAATGTTACAGGTAACCAACTCCCTTGAATTAGTCACTTCTGAAGATGAGAACTGTCCTGGGGCATTACAGGTAAGAAATTATTGTGTTCAACTTCCTTGTGGCTATGTTGCAATGGAGAAGTTAGAAGATGCTAACGGCCGGAGAATCTTTGAAGAATCCAAAGTAACCAACTACAGAATAAATAAAGATGATGCAGCTCGACCCAACATCTTTTACTCTAATCCTTGGATAAACCAAAGTTCAGATGGAACTACAGGTTATCCAACTGAAGAACCTAACATTATTATTAACATACAGGGAGGGGATTTAACTCCAGCTCAAATATATCACACAGACTACTACACAATAAAAGGAAACATGATTCAAACTTCTTTTGAATGTGGGTACGTTAAAATGACTTACTGGGCTATTCCTACGTGTGATGAAGGCTACCCCCTAATTCCGGATAATGAAAACTATAAGCAAGCCTTAGAATGGCATATTATCAGAAGATTAATAGGGTCTGGTTATGAACATAAGGTGTTTACTTACAAAGAAGCAGATACGTACTTTGAACAATACGCAACAAGAGGTATGAATGAGGTTAGTTACTACTCACCTGATTCAGCAGCAAAGCTGAACAGAACTATAGTGAGATTAATTCCTCCTATGTATTACGGTGAAACATTCTTTGCATAACATGAAACAACCTTTAAAAGAACTTAAAAGAAGATTTGAAGCTCCTACTCCTTTGCGGGCTGTAAAAATCGGGCAAGCTATAAGCCACTTTGGAACAACAATACAGATGGTAGTAGCCGGATTGCAGATTAGTGAAGACATCATGAGTAAACGGGCATACTTTATTTTCGTAATTAGTCTCGCTGGCTTACAATGGCTTGGAACTACAATAACTTCATTTGCTACAGAAGACAAAGTAGAAGAGATACAAAATGGACAAGTATAAACTACAGGTAGGAGTACTTATGTTAGCCATCATTATAGGGATGGCTTTAGGAGCTTTCTACACCGGGAAGAATAAAAATAAAGAACTTCTTGAATTACAAGAGAAGCACGTAAAACAGTTAGAGAAGCAGAATAAGCAATCTTTAAAGATTATTAAAGAAAGAGAGAAGAAGATAGAGATTCTTGAAGATAGTAGTAAAAAGGATTCACTTCTTATTCTAAAGCTGGAAAAGAGCTTAGAACAGGATGGGGTAAAAGTGGAACAGAAAAGAAAACAAGTAAAAAACCTAAGCAATGAACAAAAGAAACAATGGCTTGTGGATCGTTATTCTACTCCTTCTAACTAGCTTAACAGCATTTAGTCAGGACTCTGTAACATTAGACATCCGTACTGTTAACGGGATAATTGATGATCTCATTCTATTCGATGCAGCTAAAGTTGAATTGGTAAAAAAGGATTCAATTATTTTAATATACAAGCATAAGGATGAGATTAACGCTCAACAAATAATTGAGTACAAGCTCAATGAACAAGAGTACAAAAAGGTAGTTGCTAGGAAAGACGAACTTCTAGCTTTTGAGAAAGCTAAGAATAAAGATCTCAAAAAGCAACTCAGAAGAACAAGAATCAAGGCAATTATTACTATAATAGCTATAACTACAGTAACAATAATAGCACTGTAAGATGCAATTAATTAAAGGACTATACACCGATTGTGTTGAAAAGGATCAACCTCAAGGAACCTACCGATTCGCTAAGAATATGGTTGATTCTAACATGCTTGGTAGTTTGGAAAACGAGGATGGATTCTTACAATTTGAAGAACTAACTCCCTATACTCTCATAGGAGTAATTCCGGTTAGAAATGATTTTGTAGTCTTTTCTACAGATGATACTGACTCAGAAATAGGACTTATTACAAGAACCGGGTCTACTCTCAATTATACACAAATCTATAACGATCCTGATCTCAACTTCAGTACTTCTGCTCCTATAAAAGGAGAGTACAGAAAGGGAGCAACAGGAGGAAGGGTAGTTGCGTGGATAGACGATATTAACAGTCCAAGAATACTGGATATAGACAACTTAAGTGATATTAACAACATCTCAGACTTAGATACTTTCCCCGACATTCAAAACCCTACACTCATCTCGCCTGTTATTAATGATACAGGAGGTAGCCTGCCTACAGGAACTCTAATACCTATAACTCAGTATAGCAGCGATGAACAACCATCTACTAGTTGGTTTGTACACGACTTTAATTTTGTTATAAATGACGATAGTAAGTCAATTGCTTTTAACCAAAACGATGGAGCTGAGCCAGGAACCATTTCAAATAAGTCTGTTACTTTTACATTAACAGGAGTTGATACTAATTTCAGTTCGATTACTGTAGGTTACATTTCAATAATAGATGGTATAGTAAGAGCTTACAAACTACCTGAACGCACTACAAGCAGTACACTTTCTATTACAATAACAGGAAATGAAACAGCAACTGAAGTAGCAATAGATGAGGTGCTAACTCCTACAGCTATATACAACAATGCAAAAGCTATTACTCAATTAGCAGGAAGGCTGTATTTGGGAAACCTTACTTCTCCTGACCTACCGGATCTGCAAGCTGCAGCTTTGGATATAAAGATAGACTACACTGCTTCATTAACTTCAGTAATAAGTAACACAGGAACACACAAAGATGTTCTTCCTCCAACCTTCATGCCTGGAGAAGTATATGCTTTCTACCTTGGAGTAGAATTAAAGAAAGGTGGTTGGGCATTCTACCACATTCCAGGAAGAGCTGCTGTTGGTACAGAAACACAAACTGTAACAGATGAGGGAATTACGTATAAAAGATTTCAGGTAGAAAACACAACCAATGCTGGAGGAGGCTACTCCAACATGGGCTACTGGGAAAATAGTAATGAAACATACCCTAACGATCCCTCATTTGTAGGTTCATTAGCCGGGGATTTAAGAGGACTTGCAGTAAGACACCACAGATTTCCTACTGCAGGTAAATTAGCTGATACATATTCAGGATTCTCTACATTTGGAGTGAGTGCTTTACCTGTATTAGGTATTAACGTAAGTAACGTAAACATTCCAACAGAGATACAGGAAAACATTTCCAGATGGAAGATTTTCTTCGCTAAGAAAGATCCACAAAACTCTTTGGTACAAGGAAGTGATTTACTACAATTCAGTACTTCTCCTACAGATGATCCAAACATCAGATGGTCATCAGGTGGAAATTGGAGAACAGAGTTTGAAGAAAGTGGTACAAATAGAGAAATGCCTGATGTTGAAACTGACAGTATACGTGGACACAGTTTGGACATGCTATTTAACACAGCTTCTGTCACTCCTACCTACGCAAACTTCTTTTATAAACTAAGAAGAAAGAATCTTAATGAATCTTATTCAGGTTTCAGGAGTGAGGGTGGTACAATAACAATAGCTGGAGGTTACATAACAGACGGGCAAGCGAACGAAAGTTATGTGGCTTCTATGGTTGTAGATTACACTGTACCAACCCAAACCACAAGAACTAACATAACTCCATTTATCAAACGGTTAGATAACTTTAGATATGTTCCGGAAAACGCTTTGGATGATACTGTAAAAACACAGAGTTCTGAAGGAGTATTTGCAGCAACTATTAGTCCGGGATCTTCATTCAGTAGCCTGGAATTTACAAGATTGCACATGGCCGCAGCTAATACAACAGGCCCCACTGAACAATTTGAAGAGTTTGATGGTACTTCTGATCCGGATAACGGAAAAGAGGATACTATGTACATGCAATACTTCAGTCTTCTCTCTTCAGTCCATAACTCATTTAACTCACAAGATTTAGTTCCAACAAGAGAATACGGACAACCAACAGATACAAGTTTATCCTCTATTTACGGAGGAGATTCTTACATTTGTTACATGAGTTATTTATCAGCTGGGCCAAGAAGTACAGATGCAGACAACATAGATGTAAAAAGAACTACCCAAGGAGTAAGAGCCTGGAAAGCGTATGTAGGTTATTCAAGATACAACTTTAACTACCGCTACCAGGAAACAGGTAACTTATCAACTTACTACCACGGTAAGGTAGATGTAAGAACTCTATACTCTGTTATCATTGAGGATGATCCTTTTCCTAAAACAGATATTGATATTAGATCACTCATTGATACAAATAGTCCTGTTAACCAAGTAATGTATACAGAAGATTACAACGCTTCAAATACTTATACGGTAGGAGTTATTAAACACCCCGATGTTATAAATCAGACAGAATTCCCTAACACAATTGTTTACTCTAAAGTACAGAATGAAGAATCTGAGGAATTCTCTTGGAGTGTGTTCAAAGCTGGTGATAGAGTAGTAATAGGTAGTAACAGGGGAGATATAACTAACTTGCAAGGTTTCAAGAACAAGCAGTTAATAATCCACACACAAGATAGCTTCTTCAGAACAAGAACAGATATTCAAGTAGAAGCTCAGGAAGAAAACGTATTCTTTCAATCTTCTAACCTATTCCAGTTAGCTCCTGAAGAACCAGTACCAAACTATGCAGGAACACAACATAAGTTCGCTTGTGTTATGACTAAGTTAGGCTACGTATTTCCGGACGACAAGACAGGAAAGTATTTCTTGTATGATGGGGAACAGCTGCAGGAAATATCATCTAATGGAATGAGAGCTTTCTTTCGTGACTTCATGGGTGTAAATGAAGATAATCCATTCACTTCAAATGGTTATACATCGGCTTATGATGAAAGAATGAATAGGCTTATTGTCTCTAAAAAGAACGGTGATGAATCATGGACATTAAGCTATAACCCATCTAAGAGAACCTGGACTTCTTTCCACGATTACACTCCGGATTACATGTTCAATACGGCAGATAACAACCTATATTCAATAAAAGATAATATCTTCTACTTGAACAATCCTGTTCCGGAAGCTTCTATACAGAAAGGCAGATACTACGGAGATACTATTTATTCATCTTACGTAGACGCTGTATTTAACCCAGAACCTGCGGAGAATAAACAATTTGCTGCTCTTGAATGGGTATCTGAATCTTACCCTCAAGGTATGATTGAAGGACAATACAGTACTAGCTACGATTATAACACTACTTGTACCCATTTAACATTACGTTCTGCAGACCACTGTACAGGAAGGATAAGCTTGTCAAGATACACAGAACTTGACTCATTCTACTCTACAAGTATTAGAAATGTTACCAGAACATGGTACTTCAACGATATTAGAGATTATGTAATAAGCCCCGGTTTCCTATTTGGTTTTTACCAGGATTTTACAATTGATCCTACAAAGCTTAATACAAACATGGAGTGGTATGACCAGCGCAAATTTACAGATAAATATGTAGTTTGCAGGTTCGAATACGATAACGTAGTTAACAACCGCTTCCTGTTACTGGAGACTAATATGATGTACAGATATGCAAGGTAAGAAAAAGAAGAAAAAAGCAGACGGAGGATTCTTAGACCAATACGGAAAACCTCTACAACAAGGAACTCTCCTGGCAGGAAGCCTGATCGGTGCTAATACACCAGGAGTAGGCGGAGCTGCAATTGGAGGAGCTTTAAAAGGAGCTGGAGCAGGTCTGGCGCTGGGCCCAATAGGAGCTGTTGCAGGCGGTCTGCTTGGAGGAATACTTGGAGGTAGAGCAAAACGCAAAGAACAGGAACAACTCGCTGAGATCAAAGACGAACAAAAAGGACTACAAACACTACAGTTACAAGAGAACCTTATTTCTAATTCAGGAAGACAATTAGCTAAAGGAGGTAAGTTAAAGAATAAACTTAATCTTGTTGGGGGAGGTGATCTAAACCCAGTTTCAGAAGATGCTGTAGAAGTTGTAGCAAACAATCCAAATGCTACAGACAGTGTTGAATTAGATTCAGCTTTTGTAGATAACAACGAGATAATAGATAAAGAGAATAGAGTATTCTCTGATGACCTTACTCTACCTTCCGGTCGTTCAATTGCTAAAGAAGCTAAAAGACTGGAGAAGATGAAAAGTGATAATCCAAGATTTCTTGAATCTAACGAAAGAATAGGACAAAAGCTAGATAGCTTATTTGACTACCAGGAGGGCTTAAAGAGTGATCCAGGACCAAAGACTAAGAAAAAACCAACTTACTCTCCAACAGGAAACTATACTGAAAGAATGCTAAATAAGTGGGACTCTGTATTACAAACTAAAGAACCTTACGGAGTAGATCGGGAAGCATACTTAGATAAAGCATACAAGAAGATAAGAAAACAAGTTGTTAGACAATTAGACGCAGAAGATATGGCTAAGGCTAAAAAACCCTCAAAAGCAGTGGGAGGAAAATTAGATGAAAACAATCCCTACGGTACGATAGACACATTAAGACCTGATGTACAGGTTCAAAACAAGCCGTTTGACATGCAACCTCTACTTACAACTGCAGCTACTTTTGGACCAAACTTGAATAATGCTTTACTTCAAAAAAGACTAAAGGGACCAAAAGCTCCACAACTGGAAAGTGCTGTACAACTGAAAAAGATAAATCCAAACGCTCAATTAGCTGATGTGAATAGGGCTTATAATCAAGCCAAGGAAGTTATTACTTCCAACACTAGCCAAGGTAGTAATTTAGCTTCTTCTATTGGAAACCTGATGGCTAAACGGGTAGCCGGTCAGAATCAAGTCTACGGTCAAACTAACCAGATTAATACTTCTATACAGAATCAACAAGCTGGTCTTAACCAAGGAGTGAAAGCTAGAAATGCGGGAAGAATTAATGACTTCCAGGACAGTGTTGTAAACTTCCAGAACAAGAAACTTCAATTATCCTCTGAAAACGTATCTAACTTATCAGGTAAAATACTGCAGATTGGACGGGAACGTAACCAGATGCAGCGTGATTCTGAAGCTCTTGAAATTATGAAACAAGCCTACGGGGACTCTAATGTCCTTTCCCGCCTCAGCCCTGAAGCTATGGCAGCTTTGGAGAAATACTCCAAGCAAGGGAAGCGTAAAGGTGGAAAACTCAATATTAAGAAATAAGCCCTAAAATTTGGTAGTATAACATAAACCAGTTACCTTTACTCCTCAACTTTTGGAGTAAATACAAAACTGGTTTATGCCTTTATCCTACAACGATTTCAACTTAGATTCTGGTCAATATATCCCTCAATATGCAGGGGTTCCTCTGGATCAGATCAGACAAACTGCAGATACTCTATCCCAGAGACACTATCAGAACTTAGCCAATGCTAGTCAACTAGAGATTCTAGCTAACCAGATGAAGTCTAAGATGCTTCCTGGGGCAAAGAGCTACGTAGACACCCACATCACCGCTATTGATCAAGCCTTGAAAGAGATGGCTGCAGGAGGAGGAGAAAACTCCACTGCTAGAATAAACGCTCTTGCGACTACATTACAAAGTGATCAAGGAATCCTCACAGGACTCCAACAAGCCGAAAGAGTAAACGAAGAAATTAAGTTAGAGCAAGCCCTCCTTGCTCAAGGTAAACAACCTCTTCGTAAACCGGGAGTAAGAGAAGCAATTATGAACTCAAATGTGATTGATCCGGAAACTGGTCAGCTTACTTCAGTTTATGCTACTCCTTACCAAAGCACAGTAGAACCTTATGAAGATCCTGTTCCCCACATGGAAAACATCTGGAAAACAGTTAATCCTGATTCTATAGAAACAGCAATCAGGGCAGCAGGAGATACTACAATCTCCAAACTATTACCAGGAGCATACCAAAACGGTCAACTCGATTTACCTCTATTCTTTGAATCTCTTACCAAAGCTGGGATCAGTCAGGGAAAGATTGATAAACTATTAGGTTCTGCTTGGTCAAGTTATAAGCTAACTCCAGCTTATAAACAGCAAAAGAATATCTTAGGAAAGTCTGATGATGAATTGAAGAAGGAATTCTATAACCAGGGATTGCTCAGAACCTTTACGAATTTAAGTAGAGATTACAAACCTACTCCAGCATGGGCTGGAAGTGATGATGGTGGTTCAGGTAAAACTACTGCTATGCAATTACCTACTCAAGCCCCGGCTCAGATTGTAGAAAGTGAAATTCCTTACAATGAATCTACTGGAGTAGATAAAACAAAGGGAGTAGTTACAGGTACAGCTCCTATCTACAGATTTGGAAAGGGTGCAGATATTGTAACAAGCTCTACTAAAGGTAAAGATGACGTACAACACCCTCAATATGTAAAAGACCTGAATACAGCAAAAGAAATATTCGGTCCCAACGCTAAGATTACAGATTACACAGATCTCATCAAACAACGTGTAAGTAATCCTTGGGTTATTCCTTTTGACGCTAAACAAGCTACTGAGTTCAATAAAGAACTACAAGCTCAGTTTGCTCTTCGGGAGTATATGGATCCTCAAACAGGAGAAGTAGTCGCAGCAATAGGTAAAGATGGAGAAATGACTGATGAATTTAAAGAGCTTACTGGAGGAGATCCAAGCAAGTTTATGGTAGAGTCAGTTTATGATCCAAAAAACCACTATACAACTAACCCTGCAGGAAATGAGAAGTTTGTTAAACCTTTTGCAGTAGTAGCTGTAGATAAGGATGGTAATGCTCGTAGGTTCTTAGCAAGTCAATTACCGGGAGGATTCTACACAGATGCTGTTGACATAAACGAGAACAAAATTTATACTACTGTAAACACAAGACCCGGACAACTAACAGAATTAGCTCCTGGTATTAAGGCAAGAGAACTGTACGGTAAACAGTTAGAAAAAGCACAACAAGACTACGGCTTAACCCAAGAACAGTGGGCAAACGTAACTACACTTATAGAAGCTGAGATAAATGGAAAAACAATGTTATTCTCTTCTCCACGCCACTTAGCTTCAACATTAGCAGAACAAGGAGTACAACTTAAATTGAAATAATGGAATTAGCACCAGGATTTGGAGAAGAATTAAAACCTTTAGCTCCCATAGGAGGAGATGACCCAGGGGATCCAAAGAAAAAGAAAGCATTAGCCCCAGGATTTGGTCAACAATATCCAAGTTTACCAAATCCCACTCAACAACCTACAGAAAGTCCAAGACTATCTAAGAATTATATTGCCCAAGCTGATCTGGAAAACTACATGGCTGGACAGCAAAGTGGCCTTGAACTAATAGGAAAGACTATTGGACAAGCTATTCCTAACGCTATCCTTGGGACTGTAGAAGCAGGCTCTTATCTGTTAGACGTAGAGCAAATGATTGACAAGTTAAAAGGAGATGAAGCAGAGTATACAAACTGGCTTGCAGACGCAATGAAACAAGCTAAAGAAAGTATAGCTCAAGATAGCTCATTAAAAGTATTTCAAACTGCAGAAAGCCGTGAAGGATTTGCTCCTGGAGACGCTACTTGGTGGGCCTCACATACTCCAGATACAATAGGGTCTGCACTATCTCTTATGCTTCCTGCAGCCGGAGTTGCTGGGTTAGTAGGGAAAGGTGCAAGAGCTCTTAAAATGGGAGAAGGAGCGACTAAAGTAGCTCAAGGAGTTGGAGCAACACTAGCTTCAAGGTATGCAGAATCCACAATGGAAGCTTCTGCAGTTTATGAACGGGCTTACACAGATCTGCTAAATAAAGGAATAAGTCCTGAAGTTGCTAGAATGCGTGCTGGTCAACAGGCTTCTAACGTATGGAACACTAACTGGATATTCGCTATGCAAGACTTCTTGCAATATTCTAGTATGTTGAAAGGGTTTTCTACCGCAGCTAAAGGGGGTATTGGAAAGAGTATTGCAGAGATAGCTACACAGACAGCTAGTGAAGGAGCAGAAGAAGCAGGGCAGTTCATAGTAGGTGAAGAAGCTTACCGTGCAGCAATGGATACTGAAACCGATTACTTCGGTAAAGGATTCAATCAACGCTTGTACGAATACATCAACGACCCTGAATTTAAAGCTTCAACATTACTTGGGGCCTTTGGGGGTGGAGTATTCACAGCCGCTGGACCGTTAGGCAGAGCTGCTGAAAAAGGTTCTAGCCGGGTAGCTGATATTGTATCTAAACAAGTAAAAAACATAGTTGATCTAGGTCTTAAAAAAGAAAGAGCTAACTATGTTGGAGATACAGCTACTTCCCAGACAATAGATGATGTACAGTTTGCTCAAACAGCATTTCAAAAATTAAAAGAAGGAAAACTTGCAAACTACAAACAGGAGTTAGAAGCGTTAAAAACTTCAAAAAACTTAACCCCTGAAGTTAGACAGAACTTGGATAATTATACCCAGGATATAGACTTTATTGCTGACGAACAAGCTAAGTTAAAAGCCAGTAAATTACCTGCTGATGTACATGAACGAGTTCTTGCAACAAAGCTCGAACAGCGCCAGTTAGGTAGACTGGATAACGCGTTAACAAATGAACTTCGTGAGATCGAACAAGAATTAGTCAACAACAAAGAGCTTCCCAGCGAGTTAGTTAACCTTAAGCAAACTCAAGCCAACCTCGAGGCGTATAAAAAACTTGCCTCAACAAATAATCAATTCCAACCTAAAGTTGCGGAGATACAAAAAGCTTATGACCAGTTAAAGATGTCTGGAGAGTTAGGATTTCCTAATCTCAACGAAGCACTTACAACTAGTAGGGATAACGATCTATTCTCTAAAACCTTTCAATTAGTTTCAACTAAAGAGAAACAAGCTGCCGTAAAAAAGAACCTTGCTGAGTTAACTACTCCTGAAGGAATAGCTAAAGCAAGGAAAGAAGCTGAAACAAGAAAAGTAAATGAACAAGCTAAAGCTGTTCTAAATAATCCTGATGCTAAGCAAGAAGAAATTCTGCAAGCTGCAGCTAATACTACAGATGAAGCACTAAAGACAGCTTTAGCTCAAAAGCACCAAGCTTTAGTTGATTCAAAAAAAGCAGCTAACCAAGAGGAAACAAAGAAGTTTGTAGAAGAACCTCCAGCTCCAATACCAAGTAGTGAAGAAGTATTAGTTGAACCTCCTACAGAGTCAGAGTATGCTCCTGAAATGGAAGCTCCTCCAGTAGACGATTCTGCTCCTATTGAAATACCTTTTGCAGGAGGAATTACTCCTGAACAAGCTACCCGTTGGGGAGGATTGACTAAAGAACAGGTATCCTCTATTCTTGAACGTATAGAAATTGAACAGAAAAAAGAAGTTCCTCCTGTAGTCACACAGCAAGCTGAGAAAGACAAGAAAGCTGAAGAATCAAGACAAAGAACAACTGTTCCAGCTTGGTTAAAAGAAGTAAATGAAGATGGTTCAGCTACAGTTTATACTAACAATATTACAGGTGAAACCGCTACCGCAGACAAGATCTTTGCTGTAGATACTGAAACAGGACAGTTACTTGCAAACACCCCAAAGGTTCTTGCTGGACAACAGGTTATTTTAAAGCTTGAGAATGATTTTCCTTGGACATTAACTCCAGGATTTAAACCGGATAAAGTAGAAAACTATGTAATTAATGTTTACGTAGAAGGAAACCCACGTCCTATTAAACAACTACCTTCTGCTGATAATCCAAGGCTGGCAGATCAAAGAGTTATAACTTACTTACGTAATGAAGTAATAGCAAGAGGGGAAGTAAAAACCCGTATAGCTAGTAAGAATGTAGGTACTATCCGTAAGTCTTCTACCCTAAACTCTTTAGATATTTTAAAGAGTGATTACGTACAAGTAAACGAAGAACAGTGGAAGTTTGAGAATACTGCACACAAGCCTATTCTTGGATTCATAGATTTCAATGGTAATATTACAACTCCAAATATTGGAGCGATGAAAGGTATTACCAAGAATGTAATAGATCAGGTAAACAATACTCAGATTGTTCCAAGATCAAATGACTTAGCTAAACTCAGAGGTAAGGTAATTACATTCAGAACAGCCCCTGACGGAAGTAAGCGTATTATTGGACTTGAGCCCAGAAACCTTAACCAAACTGAAATTGATTGGTTAAATAATAACATAGCTCAATTACTGGTTTCAAAAGACTTTACTACTCTAAATAATGTAGTTTACTTACCTCAACACTCTGCTGGAGTATACTCTACAAAAGGAGATAAAAAGCCTGATGTGCTTGAACTTAATAGATCAAGAATACACATTGTTAATACAACTGCAAATACAGCAGATGTACTTATTCCTGTTAAAGGAACTCAGCCTGTATGGGTTATTGTTGACTCTAAACAGGTAGGAGAAATGTTAGCTGCTAAACCTTATGCGTTTAGAGTGATGACTCCTGATGGTAATAAATCAGAAGTATTTTATAACCATGCAGGACAAGGACAAATAACAACTAAATTCAAAGAACTGCTTTCTAAACAGTTCAAGAATGTACCAGTAACTAATTTAAACTCAGAAATAAGATATACAGACCCTGTTACAAACAAGGCTTATAATACGTACTATGATTATTTGGTTGAAACTTCATCTGTGCAGACTAATCTTCCAGGTTCTAAAACTATGGGAGTTGGTGAAGATTCCAGCTACTCTTTTAACCAAGTGGCTCTATATCTTGATCCAAACATTGAAGAATCTCAATTTACTCTAGTAGAGGAGAATGATGAACCTGTTATTACAAACATAATAGGCACAGAGAAGGATTTAAGAGATAGAATTGAATCTCTAGATGTTGAAATAAGAAGAGAAAAGTATAGTGTAAATACAAGTGAAGGGCAGTTCTACAAAGAAAATGGTAAATGGTTTGACTACAAAAACAAAGAAGTAACAGATCCTATAATCATTAAGATCTTTGAACACAATTTAGCAGCTAACTTAAAGGGGAGAAAAATAGATACTACTCCAGATAAAGCTTTAGACGATTTCTTCGGTCCTGATGCTAAGCTTAAGCCAGCTACGGAACAAGGCTTTAAATTACTTACTGAGAAAGAACTAACTTGGTTCAAAGATAACATTGGTGAGCAAGCTATTGAAGTAGCTCAAAATGTAGATAGGTTCATTTCCAAGAATGGAATAGCTGCGTTTGGTCAATACTACAATGGGCTAGTTACAATAGCTGAATTTGCTCCTGAAGGTACAGCTTATCACGAAGCTTTACACTTCTTTGCTGATCCAAGCAATGGACTTGTTACAAAAAAGCAAAGTGAGTTGATCAATAAGATTGGAGAAGAGAAACTTGCTGAGGAGTTTGAGAAATACAAACTTAGTGATGGCAAATATAAGCCTGCTGAACCAGTACGTAACTTCTTCAAGAAGCTTTGGCTGATGATCAAGAATCTACTTGGATTTAAAACTCCGGTAGAAAAGTTATTTGCTCAACTCGACAATCTAAACTTGTCTCTGGAACAGCAAAAAGCTATTCAAGAGAAAGCTAAACTGCAATTAGATCCTGCAGAACCTCGTTATAAGAAACTACCTGGTTTCAGATACATCAAACAACAACAAGAAAGTATTGTAGCTTGGACTTCTGAAGTCATTAGACTAAGTGGGGAACTGGCAAGACAAGAAGAGGTAAGTCTTGGGGAATACTTAACTAACCCTAAAAACCTCGATGCTATCCTCGGTTCAATCAAGTCTAACTTTGAGAAAGACTTTGAAAGAATAAAAGGAAGTAAAGAAAGAAGTAAGGTTGACCAAGCCAGGTATTATAGCTATCTCGCTATGGGAATAGGCACTCCTTCTGCAGGAGAAGAGAGCTTTGTTGGATCATTTGAAGATGTTACAACAGCTACAGGATTACCTGAAGACGGATTCAGAACTAAAGTATTAAAAGACTTAAGCAGATATGGATTTAGTGTTAGACTAAAAGATGGTTCAACCTACACTAACTCTCAAGAAGAGTTTGCTGAAAGCGTAGATAATGCAGAACTAAAGTCACAGGACGAGGCTGAAAGACTGTATGACATTGATCATACGTTGATTAATCCTAGTGAATCAATGAGTAACAGGGTTAAACTATTCCTTGCAAGCATCCCTGAACCAGTATTGGATCAATCAGGAATGCCTACCGGGGAGAATAAGCAAACTGTCTTTGGTACAACTAAATTCCTTGACTTTAGGAGAGTAGATGGAAACCTGGCTCTTAAGTTAAGAGATGCAAGTAATCCTATTACTAAACTTACAGAGTTAGCTGAAAACGATGCTATTGCTAAGGTTGTACTGGATGCCTTAATGAACGAAAAGAACAAGGGTAACATACAATTGTTCAATGAGTTTGCGGCTAAGTACAAACGTGACGGTTATTATAAAAAGACAGTTCTTCACGGAACTAAGAAAGTTCCTATTGATAAGAATGACCCTTCAGATATAGATCCTGAGAATCCTTTTGCTACCCACAGAATTGAGAACTTTGCTAAAACAATAGACTCAGACCGTGCAAGTAGTGATCGTGTACTCCATAACAGATGGAGAGAGGAAGGAGTTCGTAAGAAAATAGTAGATACAGACGGTACTGTAAATACAAAGAAAGCTGCTGCTATATTTGCAAGACTGGAGGCATTTAAGAATAAGTTCTACATCGCTAAACAGAAGAAAGCTAATTTGCCTTACACTGAAGTTAAAGATGAATTTAACTCTATTCTTTCTGAGCTTGGAGTTTCTGTACCTAACCAAATGTGGAAAGAGCTTGATGCTTTGCCTAATCCTGGTTTTAAGTATAGAAAAGTTGAAAACATGTTCTTCGGTACAAGAAGCAGAACATTAGAACAACTGTTATTAAATGCTAAGGAAGGAAAGGATCCTTTTGAAGGTTCAAGTCTTTTAACTAACCTTGCTAAAACAAGCTCAGTTTACATAGATGATTCCCGTGGAGGAGCTTATAGAAATGACGAAGGTAACCTGGAAAACCCTATTAACTGGCCTTCAGCCCTTACAGAATTAGCCAACAACATCAAGAATAATCCACAAGATGTTGTAAGTTATTATGAACAGGATTCATTCTATTCAGATAATCAATTCTTACAAGCTATCAAAAATAGCTCTGACAAGATTGACCTTAATTTTACTTCTGTAATCAGACGTAATGAGGATAATCCTAAAGCGTTTGAGAAAAGGACTGAGATTGAGTCTATGATAATGAGATTCACTACCTTCTACAATAATGGGGGAAGTGAAGGATATTTCTTTACAGGAACACCTGCAGATAAGACTAAACAACCTATTATAAGCCTGCCTAAGAAGAAAGGTACTCAAGCAGCAAAAGACTTCTTGTTTACTGTTCTTAAAGGCACAATGAACAGTGAGGTAGTACGTATCCAAAGATTAGCTAAGTTCCAAAACTCAGCTAATGAGGATAATGCATTACCAAAAGATATAGCAAACTTAAAGAACTCATCAAGATTCATCTATATTCCTGGACTAAATACTGTACCTAAATTGAAAGAATCCCTTTCAAGCGGAGATATAAGTACAGAAGAATACACTAAAGCTCTACAAACAGCAGAGAAGATAATTGAGGACTTTATTGAGTCTGAATTCTCAGCTTTTAAAAGCTTCCTTGCAGAAAACGACATCATTAACATTAATGAAAAAGGTGAGGTAACAAGTGAGAGAATACCAACTCAGATACTTGACAGAAAGAGCTTGTCTGCATTCCTGGAGGAGTTTTTCTACAACGATTTAGCTTGGAGACTAGAAGTTTCCAAGGTACTGATGGGAGACATTGCATTCTATAAAAGCCCTGATGACTATTTCAAGCGTGCTTATCAGACTGTAACTCCTGGTATTAAAGGTTACAGTGAAACTCCGGTAACCTTAACGAGAGGTATTTACGCTAAACAGATGAAAGTAAATACTCCTGAATATCTGAATTCATTAGCTGAGTTAGCTGGAGATAAGAGTATTGCAGAAAAGTATCAATCAGTTAATAAAACTGATGCTCAATCCTTAATGGACATAGATAGTTACAAGGTACTTGCAGAAAGTCTTGGACAGTGGAGTAAGGACCATGAACGTCTTTACAAATTAGCTTGGAGCAAAGGTATCACTGTACGGTATGCAACAAGACAATTATTAGATAAAGAATTAATTACTGAGGAACAAGCTAAAAGACTGCGTAGTGCTGCTGCTAAGATATTACTACAACCTTTCAAGCCATTCCAATTTAACAACAGAAAGATAACTCTTCCTGATGGATCTACTATGATCATAAAGGAACAGTTCAAAGACTCTATTACCCCAATTACACCAGAATTAACTAAAATACATTCTGGATTCAGAGACCTTCTTGCTTTCATGAAAGCTAATAACATTGGTATCATGTCAGCAGAAGATACTACTAAAGTAGGGTTATATGGAGTAATTAATGACATTAGTCAGCCGGTACAGGACTGGCAGAAAAGGGTAGTTAACTTGTCTGACTTCAGGTTCCCGCAACTTATTCCTGACAAGAAGAAGACTGATATTAAAGGTACTCAGTTCCACAAACTCATACTTGGTAACATAGACGACAAGACTATGTACAAAGTAGGAAGTACATCTATGCTTGGTAGTACTTTAAAAGAGAAGTACAACGAATTATGGGAAGAAAAGATACAAGCCTCGGCAAGTAATTTACAAAAACGACTTGGAGTAGGAAAGGAATTCAAATTATCTGACGATAAAGCTAAGAGAAAAGAACAGCTGTTTAAACTCAAAACAACTCTGGAACAGGAGCTGATGTCAAGAGACTTGAATGAAAACTACCAGGATGTACTTGAATTAGTAAGAGCAGTTAATAACGAAATCGACTTTGCTGTTCCTATTTCCTTCCCTGCATTTGGACAGAAGTTCCAGTCTATCTTGACTAACTTATGGAAAAAGAATGTTCTTGGACAAGACAGCCCAGGATATTCTGCTATTAACCTTGCAGACTTTGGAGTTGGATATGATGACGAATTAAAATTTGTCACAAACAACGAAGGTGAATTAACTGAAGCTGAGATAGCTTTACCCCTTGACAATTTAGGTCAGATAGGATTACGTTACGGTGATAATATACTACCTAATGGACGTATTATTTGGGATAAATTAACAGAGAACCAGAAGAAAGCTCTACAATTCATTCTATACCGTATCCCTACTTCCAACAAGAGTTCAATGATTCCTGTAAGGGTAGTGAAGATTGTACCAAGTAACCTCAACAACGTAGTTATTATTCCGGGAGAATTAACTATTCAACAAGGTCTTGACTTTGACGTTGATAAGTCACAATTACTACGCAGAGTTACAGATAAGGAAGGAAAGATTGATAGCGAGAGTGTGGATACTAAGTTATTCAATATCTACTGGGGAATCTTAACAAACAAAGCTCATACAAAAGAATTACTTACTCCTCTTGCCAGCCCTACACTTGAAGCTAAATTTAAAGAATATCAGGAAATGGGGCTTATAGACTTAGGTACAAGTTCCAGTGTAGCTTCAACACAAGCTGATGTTAAAGCTGAGATTCGTAACAAGGACGGTAAAGCTGAGATTGGTATTGCGTCCAGATTTAATACTGGTCACACAGTACTACAGACAATTAAAGACTTTATTGGTGTAAATGTTGAAATAGGTATTACAATTGACCAAAAGTATAAGTTCAATGAGCTTGGGCGTACCTTTGACGCTTCAGGAACACTAATTTCAGAGAACCATGCTGAAAGTCAACAAGCAGCTCTTGATGCGGCTAAAAACCCCTTGCTGGCTTATTTAGGTGTAGTTACTGGAACAATGGCTAGTTTCCATACAATGATTGACTTTGGGGTACCATTACCTGTTATTACAGACTTCTTCATGCAGCCTGTAGTAAGGGAATGGACTAAATTCTACAAGCAGGAAGGTCAGGATAGTCGTAAGGCTACTGAAAAGCTGTTCGAGTCCTATCCTGCTATTAAAGATCAGTACAACATATTAGATAGAGATGAAACAGTTAGTACCGAGGCGTTAAAAGAAGGGTTAAAGTCTGCTATAGACGCAAACCCTGCTCATGATGCTATGGTGTTAAATCAATTCATTAAAACAAACATAATTGCAGGGCAATTAGGAAAGATAAACAATGTACTTTCAATAGATACTTTCCAGGATGCTACAGGAATAGAAGCCTTAGAAGCTATGTTACAACAGAAAAATGAAGTAACTAATCCTGAAGCTTTAGTATATATCGACTCAAGAGTATTTGATACAGCAACAACACCAGCTGTAGGTAAGAGACTTGCCAGCTTCTTTAAGCACGGAATACAAGATGCACTTACCTATACTGGACAATTCTTCCCTTCTACCAGCATGGCTTACTCACAAGTAAGAACAGCTTATGCTGAGAATATAGGACAAGCAAGCATTACTGATAAAGGTCTAATCAAACAACTTAACCAGTTTATTGATTACTATAACTTGGAAGGAGATAGTCTCCTCTCACGTACCTTGATTGCTATCCATCCTCAAAAAGGACAGGAAGATTACAGAAACCGTTGGTCATTATTCAGTGCAGAAAAGAGTATCTGGAAGTATATTGATCAAATGGTAGATAAGCACCCTGTTCTCAAGAACAACGAACTTATTAAAAATCTTGAGACAAGCAAAACAGGAGTTGATCAAGTACAGATTGTAGGTATTCGTAACACGGATAACAATACAAATAAGACTGAAGTAACTAACGGATGGTATGAAATGCTTAACCACCCTAACATAGAAGTACGTGGGTTGGCTCATGACCTTATACGTTACGCGATTATGACAACAGGGTTTAACTTTAATGCTAAATCCATGTTTGAACTTATTCCGGTTAGTTTCTGGATAGAATCAGGATTAGATAACGCATGGAAGAATATAATTAAAGCTGCTCCTTCTATGAACATAGATCAGGAAGCTGCTGTAGTTAACTTTATTCGTCATAACTTCAAGAATCTTGACAGATTCCCTGAACTATACGGTAAGTTCCAGAAAGATAAAGGGTTCTTCTCTAATATGATTAAGAACGCCAAGATAACTTCCGGAACAAGACATATAACTGAATTCTACTTATCTGACGAATACAGTGAAGCTGAAGTACTACCTAAATTCATAAGATTTAATGATCGTGAATTAGGAGATTACAGACTGTATGAGGCTGATCCAAAAGACCTGTCTCACTTTAGAGAAGTACAACCTCTTGGGTCAAGAAACAACTTCTATGAAGTATCTGCTGATGGACGTAGTCAGAGTAAGGCACCAGGCAACAGGAAATTGAACCTCAATCCGGACCCTTGGGGACTAGGGGGGGACAACTTGACTGTGCGTAGTCCTTTATTTGGTCGGGTGAATTCAGAGATAGATTCAAGACTGAGATTCTATTTACCTACTGACAAAGAAGCAACATCTTCTGTGATCAAACGGTTGATGCTTGACGAAAGCAATCCCGAAACGTTGAGAAATCTTGAAATTCTGTTAAAGAACTCAAGTAAGATCAATACACCTATTATTCTGGATAGTACACTTGGGACTAACAACTTTGGTAAATTCATTTACAAAGGAGAAAGTGGTGCAAGTGAAATCTTAATTAATAGAAATGGAGCGGTAGAATCTGAAAAGGAATTACGCCACGTTCTTACACACGAAATAAACCACGCATTCTCTGTAGCTGTTATACAGAACCCGGAAGGAGAAGAACAGATCAACTTTGTAAGAAATCTGGATAGGATCTTCAATGAAGCAACTAAACTTCCTGATGTACAAGGTGAGTACGGTCTAACAAACTCAAAAGAGTTTATAGCTGAACTAGCTTCTAATTCTAAGTTCAGAGCTAAGTTAAGAGGTACAAGTCTATGGAGCAGGCTTATAAGAGCTTTACGTAAGTTACTTGGGTTTACAGATAAGTTTGATCAAATCTTAGAGGAATACTACAAAGTACTTGACAAAGCTGATAACTTACAGAACTACAGTCCTGTAGAACTTGGTTTTGAAAAGAAGGAAACTAAGGTTGGAAGTAAGAGAATAGACTTACTTGATCAAATGCTTGCGTCTCTTAAAGCCAGAGAAGAAAGACTTAAAACAAAGGGCAAAAGAGCTGAAGCTAAACAACTTGGAGGAAACATAGAAGTACTTACTGAGTTGGTTAAAACTAAGCGTAACGAAGCTGTAGTTAAATACTTGATTACAGTAGAGGAAGAAATGAATAAGCTGAAGGAAGCTTACAACTTAATGGCTAAAGATCCAGGTAAGATCAACCCTGATACACTCTTTGCTATGAGAGAACAGCTTGTGTCCTATAAGTTACTTGATGCCTTCTCTGACCAAATTCACCAAAACCCGGATAACTTTATTCCTGAAGGGGGTAATAGTGAGGTTCTTTTGAAGAGCTTGGATCAACTTCGTGCAGATGTACATAAAATGAACAATGACACAAGACGTCTTGCTATTAAGAGGTTTGCTTCAGTTATTAAGAATACCCTTACTGACCCTAATATAACCCTTGAATCAATTGTAGATCAACTGGAAGTTGCAGATCGTGACATTGATTGGTTAAATCGCTGGACAGAAGTGGGCATGGAAATGGATGACGTAGCAGTACGTACAGCACATAAAATGCTCACAAATAACACTACATCAGCTTACCGTGCGATTCAGGATGACCTTTATACTACAGAGAAGAAAAAACAGAAAGCTGTAGTTGTATTAAAAGTACCTACTGAAAAAGGTAAGTATAAGTGGGAAAAGAAGACTATAGAGTTTACCTCTACAGGTATGCTTAAGTCTTTAAATGAGTACGAAGGTTGGTTAAAATCTAAAGGCAGAAACCCAAACAGTATTGTAGATAAGTTTGCTCCAATCCTGGATATGGAAAGTCTTGCTGAGAACGAGAATGGTGTAAAACTAATTTCTCCTTGGAGCAAAGAAGGGAAAGCAATTCTTTCTATAAAAGAAGGTAGTCCTGATTTCCCTCTAAGACAGTTCTATGAAACCTTTGTGTTAGGTTACTTAAAGTCACAGGAAAACATACCTGCTCTTGCCATGAGACCCGGCTTGAGAATCCCTTCTATCCAACGTTCTATGCTTGAAGGTATTATTCGTGAAGAAGGTAAAGACAAATTTAATGTTCTAAAAGAACGTGCTATTGATGCAGTTCGTAAAAGATATGACGAAAAAGACTTTAAAGCTGTAGACGAGAATGGTAAGCCGCAAGAGTACATTCCTGTCAGATTCATAGCTAAACAGGACGGTAAATCTGGAAGACTAAGCACAAGGGAAGTAAGCTTGGACTTAGCCTCTACTCTACCACTCTTTATTCATGAAATGTATTCAAGAAAAGGACTTGAAAGCCTACACTCTGATCTTGAACTGGGTAAACTTGTACTTGCTGAACGTGAAGTAATGAAGACAAGAAGAGTTAAAGGACCAGGCTTAACCCCTTGGTTAACAAGAGAAAGAACTGGTATTCCTTTAGCTTCAGGTAAGTTTGATACGATCAAAGGAGAGCAAAGCAAGTCCTTTGAAGCCTACGATTCACTACTTAGAAGATTCATGTACGGGCAAGTTAAGAAAAGCGAAGGAGATGTAGAAAAAGATGGTAAGAAGTTCTCTGTATCCAAGATGGTTGATAGCTTCCTTGGATTCACTGGATTTAAAATCATGTTCGGTAACCTAGCTATACCGTTAACTAACGGTATTGTAGGAGAACTTACAATGGTAAAAGAAGTAGTTGGTGGAAACTTAATTGATAAAAAAGATTACGCTTACGCTAATAAATTCTTTAGTCAAATAGCATTACCTTCTGCTCAGGATCTTGGAAGAAGAGAGAAGAAAACCAAAGCAGGAAGAATATTAACTTACTTCAACCCTCTTGATCATAACAGAGCTGTAACTGACCTTGGTGTAGATACTAACTGGATGAGAACTATCTGGAATACACTTAGCAGAACAGGAGGAAGTTCAATAGAATTTTACCTTGGATCTAAAGCTATTGGTGCTACATTTAATAGATTTAAAGCTAAGAATAGCAAAGGGGAAGAAGTTCCGTTGTATGATGCTATTGAAGTAAGTAATACAGGTAAAGTAACATTATCAGAAGGGTATACCTACAAAGGTAAGAAGAGTATAAGCGGAGAAGATATAAATGAAATCCGCAACTACTCTATTCGGGTATACCAGTTAATGAATGGTGTGTACAATCAGATGGATAAACCTGCTGTTAACGAATATGCTGCAGGTAGATTATTATTCTTCATGCGTAACTGGTTAATCCCTGGTATTCAAGCGAGATGGAAAACTAAGTATTACGATGAAAGATTGCAAAAAGAGAACGAAGGTCATTATCTCTCAGCTTTAATAGCGTTTAACAACAGTTATAGCAGAAATGGTATAGTGCAGGGAACAATTGATACTTTACGTATCTTAAGCTGGTTTGGTGCAAGTAATCCTGAATTATTATTACTACCAAATGAATTAGAGCTTTCCCAGGAAGAGAAGGATAACATCATTAACATGAGAAAAGCTAACATCCGTAAAACGTTGTTTGAACTTTATTCTATTATTGTTTTAACAGCCCTTCTTGGATTAGCTTGGGACGATGATGATGAGAGTTATACTAAGTACATGACCGCAAGAATAAGAAGAGAAATGAGTACTTTCTATTCTCCTTCTACAGCTTGGGAGGTATTACGTTCTCCTACAGTAGCACTCAACACAGTAGATGGTTTAAACAGAATACAAGGAGACTTGTTTAACTCTCTTGGAGCTGTAATAATGGGTGAAGATCAACCAGTGTATGAATCAGGTCCGTATAAAGGAGAAAACAAGCTTTCTGCAGACTTAAAGAGACAGCTTGGTCTCGGGTTTGAAAAACAATTTGACGATCTCTCCCGTAAAACAAGACTGATACAAAGAGGAGGATATAAATAAGAAAAAAAATACCCAGACCAAGCCGAAGCTCAATCTGGGTATTACTTACTTTTTAACCGTCTTCCAGTAATTCTCAAAAGAGATTTTACCTTTAACGTACTGAGAGATAGGAGAATTGCTGCGTAAGCGTTTCTTCTTTTCTCTTCCGTGCTTGCGGTTCTTACCGCCATTTACTTTCGCCATGATTTAAGCTATTTAACTTACTTCATGGCACTTTGGGTTAGGTTAAACATAAGATTTTTGTATTAATTTTCATTCTCTAATATCTGAAATTTATGTACTTCTAATGCAGGTTCTAACTCAGTTAGATACTTGTTTAGTTTCCACTCATCTCCTTCACGAAGAGAATAGAATTCTTCGGGTGAGGTAAAAGGATGAACTCTAAGTTCAAAAGTTTTCCATTCCCTGAATTTCTGTTCAGTTCTGCTTAAATGTCCTACTAAAAGATCATTTAAATCTTCGCCAGTTGTGTTAATTACTGTGGCTTTAGAGTTTAAAAGTTCTTTCATGAATTTTGTTCCGGCTTGATTACAGCCACTTTTAACATTATTTATCACAATCTCTACCTGTTTCTTAGTATAAAGATAGATTTTGGGGGACTTCTTTGAAATCGTGTTAAATGTGTCAGCTCTAAAGCCTTTAAATTCATCATCTTTCCAATAAGCAAATACAATAGGTTGTTCCATTAATTTCTTCCTTTTTCTCCTGGGTATAGTTCCATAGCTTTATCAGACTGCCAATACTCCTTTGTATCAACATTCATAATGGTTATAACTCCATTCCAACCACCTCCAGTATCAAGATTGATGATCCTGTCTGTAAAGATAGGAACTGTAATTGGCTGATTAGCTTTATCCTTCCAGTAAGTAGTTTGTGTATGCCCGATAAACACCTCATTGATACTCTTATCTTTGAACTTCAGGATTCTATCACTACAAGAGTTATAGTTGATCCCCGAAGTAGCTAAAGCAGCGTAAAACAAATCTCTATCCCACCATAAAGTATAAGCTACTTGCTCATCCATTAGATAGTGCCTGTTAAACCCTCCATGTACAAAGATGTTATCTAATCCATCTCTATAATAAGGTTTCTGGTTATAGAAAAAGTCTCTGTGACTCTCTGGAATATCTGTAGGGGCCATTCCAGTAGTTAACCTTCTTGGGTCACCAAGATCCCAGCCACCAGTCTGCAGCTTACCGTAGCCAAAGCCCAGCTTCTTAGTATATGATCTAAGAGTTCCTTCTCCGCCTTGTACCCAGTTGTCTGGATGCTTGTCAGTTTTTAACCACTGCAAAAACCAATCATCATGATTACCATGAATATCGACTCTATTCTTGATAGTTAACAGCTCTTCTACACATTCGTATACTTCGTGCCAACCATCAGCAATGTCTCCCAAGGTGATTAATTGATCTTTCTCTTTGTCAAACCCACTTCTTTCAAGACATTGCACGAGAGCCTTATGGTTCCCGTGAATGTCTCCTATTGCAAATCTTTTCATTTTAGTAATTCGTAAGTTAAGATTAACTGGACGTAATGTAAGATTTGATCAAATCCTATAACTACAAAACCATTATGGTAGTCTCCTTCATCAAAACACTGTTTAACAATGTGACTAGTAATAAGATCAATAGCAAAGTGTGTAACGAATGTAATTACTGCAAAGACTACACCTGTCCCGAAATGTTCAAAGTGAATGGTAGAGAAGAGCAACCAAACTAAAGAGTAGGTTGCTACATGTTTTAGTAATGCAAACATGTCGTCTGATTTATTAGACGCTTGCCAATGAGTCTGTAGAGCAAAATCTGCTAACCAGTGGATTAACCCAATGGCTAGCAGTAATTTGTAGCTTATCATACTTTCAATCTTTCTCTGATTTCTTCCAGGGTAGTAGTTCTTACTAACTCACCGTTTTTGAAAACAGTTTCAAGTAAGCCTCCGTTTTCTTGTTCCCAAGTACATTGATCATTTACTTTCAACTCATCAGTTCCATCAAACTTCTGCATTGCTGGATGAGTATCCCAATAATTGTTAAATACTTGTAAAAGACCTTTCTTAGACCTCTTAGTACCATCATCAGTAATTGGATCTTTGTAGATTTCTCTAGTTTCAACAAGATCTTCTCTACCAGTCAGACTGTAAGTTGCTTTGATAAGATCAAGATGTTTAGGGTTAGAACGATCAAAAGCTATTTCAACTTCTTCTCCTCCAGCCTTCTTTACTTTAACAGTAGGTACATTTAATACTTCACCGTAGGTAGCTTTCATCGCAAAGCCGAAAGTATCACGAGTATTATACTGGTAAGTGTAACTACCAATACCAAGAACCACATTAGTCGAAGCGAAACCTTTAGCTTTGAGTCTCTCACAAATCTGAGCGGCACGTTCCAGAGTGATAGAATCGCCATAGATAGCACCAATATGAGGATCAAGTTCTTTATATCCATATTCATTTACTTTACCTCCAAACAAATCCCAGAGAAGTTCAATTACACCTTTTCTTTCTGGTTCAGGTACTTCCTTAAGTTGTCCTCCACGCTTGTAGTAATATTTCCCATCCGTATTTTGATAATACTCTACTCCACATAGAATATCTACAGGGTCACCAGAATCTGGACGAATAACAAGTTTACCATCTCTTGAAAGGATTTGATCCTTAATTTGAGGAAGGTGAACTGTCAGGACTTCCCAAAGATTCCATGTATCAGAAACGACACTAAGAATACCAGTAGGATATAGATCCAGAAGCCTTTTGAAGGTGTCCACCTCAGCTTCTTTAGTACCCATACACATAACACTGTGCTCAGTAGCAGGTACAGAAGCACCGATAAGCCCTGTAGCTCCGTAAGATTCTTCAAGCTGATATATAGCTGGAATAGTATCCGTTCCGGTAAACGATGTAAGATGACCCATGCCAGAAAGAATAGCGGATTCAATACTAGACATACCACGCATAGAAAAGTCATGACCTTGCCACTGAACGAATTCTGAAGATCCTGTAGTTTCCAATGCGTATTTTGAAAGGACTTTTTTGTATTCATAAGCTATTGTTGCTGAAGTAATTGGTTGCCACATCATAGTTGAAATTAAGGTTTCCAAGTAATTTGTTAACCAGGCAAAGTCAGGATGTGTATTTTTAATTGTAAAGCAGGGAACTCCAATTGGAACTAAAGTACCTTCTGGAACAGCTTTAATTTCAATAGGTAAATAACCTAAATCCCACAAAGCTTCAATGTGCTTAGTATCTACAGGAATGTGCTTCTGATACTCTTTAATAACAGAGGACTTGTAAATTAACTTGATAGTGGTTAATGTTTTACTGTCAACTCCTTGAAGACCTCCAAGTCTTTCAACTTCATTCTCTATGTCCTGTTTGTGAAAGAAGAGCTTGTCAAATTCTTTAATCAAATACTCAAGACAGAAATGCTGTAATCCAAAGAATACAACCTTGTCTATTCCAGGAATTCTACTCTTTCTTGGAGTGAAGTTGGAATAGATCATTGTAGTACCTTCTGGTAGCATACGATGATGTTCCGTTTTATAATAATCAACTAATAGTAGTGGATTCATTTTTTCAATTTTTTAATTAATTCATCTACTGTATGAACACCATGTTCATTACAGAGTTGTTTAAGGTGGTTGTAGAAAGTATCTCCTTCTTTTAACCCTCTCAAGAAATGAGGACGTATGTTCAATAAATCACATACGTACTCATATTCTTCGTAGTCATCGTTAATTCGACTCAAAATCGACCCCATAAAAGATTTTAGCTATTAATCTGTTAAACCAGTTATTATCTACTACCTGATAGACTTTTTTACTTTCGTTCATATTATTTTAAATTGAGTTACAAATGGATGATCTACATCCTTTACTGAATTAGTACAGAAGATGTGTGATAAACCACAATCTTCTAATACATTAATACCCTTGGAAAAATATCCATGAGTAGCATAGAGGTACACACGCTTTGCTCCTTGTTCAAGAAGCTTTTTAGCAAGAACGATGAATGTGTACCCACCATCGCAAATGTCGTCTACAATAAGACAATTCTTGTCTTTTACATCTCCTGTAAACTGAAGATCTATTTTTCCTTCGTTATCTCTGTGCTTAACTCCCGCAACTACAGGAAGTTCAAGATTAGTACCTAGTTCAAATACTTTCTTGTACGCTCCGGCATCGGGGGAAACAAGTACTATCTCTTCTTTTGTTAATTTAGCTATAGACTCAACGGCTTGAGTTACAAAGTGTTCAACACCTTCTTTGTAAGACTTATTAATTAAAGCAAGTGTTACGTCTGAATGAGGATCCAGGATATTAACAGTTGTAAAATTACAGCTATTAATTACTTCAGCAATTAACTTTAAGTCAAAGGATTGGTGAGGATGAAACCTACGATCACTTCTTTGACCAAACATACAAGGTATTGCTACATGAATGATTGGGTCTGCATAAGCTGTGTGAATAGCATCAGCTAATGCTCTTAAGAAGAACAAGTCTTCATAAGAGTTTATTCTTTCTCTGATCTCCAACGGACCTTCTATATCAGTTATTTTAACTGAGATCTGTCCATCAGGATACTTTATTCTTTCGTATTTCATAATAAAAGTAAGCCATCGCAAGATCGTCAATCTTGCATCTTTACGCTCGTCTTCGTAGGCTCTATTTTTACATACAGGAGAAGCTATCAAAAACCCGTATAGACTTTGAGCTAAATGGCTTGGTTAGTTTAATTTTGATTAGGCTTTATAAACTTTTCAGCTTTTGCCATGTTATCCAGGTCTTTTGCTACACCCAGTACACCATCTTTTTTGTCTTTAGCTGCTTGGTGAGTCATGAGAATTGCACACCACATCTCGACACCTAAAATTTTTTCCTCATCAGGAACTATTCTATAGTTCTGTATTGCACCTTCAAGCCTGTCTACGATCTCCTCTGTTGATAAGAGTCCGGCAGCCACTAAAACCATGTTGTTCATTGTATTAAAATATCGAGATTTCGAGCTCGACTCTCCTTAGTTTTTCTTCAAGTAAAATTAACCAAACATCCTTGGAATACAGAGCATATTTGTCGATCATAGCTTGTAGCTTAGAGTCTGATATTTGTCTTTTCCAATAATGGATGTATTTCATGTAATCTGCTTCCATATTGTTTGTTTTATTTCGCTGTGGGTGTAGGGTTCGAACCTACTGGTTATCAGGCAGTATTTCACTATCCTCGATTACTCAATCGTAGCTGACCTACTTTCACCTTTCAGATAAGTGCCTTTGTCGATAACTTTCAGCCTCCAGGCATATACCCACAAAATAAAAGTGGGATGTTACTCCCACTCTCTTGTTTCTTTATTAAACTTTATTCCTCGCTTTTCTAAGATCTTGAGTACTTCTATTGTACTGTCGTAAACAGGAAATCTTTCTATGTCACCTCCAGACAAAAAGAGATACTCTTCCCAGTCAGTTTCTACTTTTCCCTTTAATACCCAAAGAGGTACAGGTATTTCTTCATCTTCGTTCATAAACTTCAACTAAAGTTTCACGAATGTACCTAATTGTTTCTGTAGTAGTACTCCTTGATAGTCCCATTGCTTCTTGTATTTCACTATGTCCACATCCTTGTTTCATTAACTCGTAAGCAGCATTGTAATCTACCCGATTATTTCCATGCTTATTTAACATCAGCTTTGCAGTAACCGTCTTCTGAAAGTAAGCATCTAATTCGTCTCTTATGTAATTATCTTCAATAGATTCATTATTGGGAAAGTTGTAAACGGGGTCACCATCAGGATAAGTGTCACTAAGACTTATTTCACTCTTAGGTAACTTCATGGAAGTTCCCTTTTGAGCAAAAGATTTAGCTTTCCATAGAATTCCAAAATACTGCTTGACAGCAACGTAGATTCTTACAGGATCTTCTTCAAAAAGATCCCTATCGTAGTACTTCCTCCACTTAATGTAACAGTCGTGAACTACGTCTCTTGGATCTATATTTTTGTCAAATGATCTTGAAAATCTTAAAGAAAGATTATACTTCTTAGGATCCACAGGATACACATCCATCATCCATACTGCAGGATTCAGGAGCTGGTGTTGATTTAACTGGTCCTACCACATCAAGAGCTGTGAGCACTCTCTCGTGGTTAATTTGGGTATTTTTCTTGTAGTTTAAGTAAGGCTTCTCCAGATCAACAATTATTTTCTTACCTTCTACTATGAAGTACTTAACAAATTCATTATCGTCTTCTAAGTGACGGAGTATAAATTGTAAATCAAAATATCCTCTTTTTCTCGCCTCTTTTTCTGTAATTACTTCATCTACATTCTCTCCTGTAATAGGATTCTTGTATTTCACTTCTTCCATTTCTTTATAAAAATTAACAAGGTTGTAACTTATTTGATAGATTAAGGTTATAGAAATTATCTTCACCTGGAATAGATGCCAGTTCTGCATCATTGTCTATCTTTGTTCCCAAAGATTCTTCCAGATGCTTCTTTAACACTTTGTCTTTATCTAATGCTAGCAACTCAGGGGCAGACCTATACCCTCCTCCCGGAATTGGTACTTTGTAAGGTAAACCAGATTTCTTCCTAATCATGTTTTTAGCTGATTCTGTAAGTTGTGAGTACTTACCTTCTCTAAACTTTTTAACATCTTCACGGTAGTATACAGGTACATCAAAGACGGCAATATAGACGTCTCCTTTCTCCATACCTAACTTGAAATTAGGGTGATTAACAATTACAGTAGAATATTGATGAGTGCATTCCACAACGATATGCAGATCATCTTCACTAACGTAACTGTTTATAAACTTCTCTGGCGAACCAAAACTATACCTGTTGAGCCCAAGTAAGGGCAGAACATAGGTACTGCATAAATTAACACTTCTCTTTTCGCTCATTTTTCTTTTGTTGAGAAGTGATAAAGGTAATTAATCTTTCTTGTTAAGTCAACTAAACTTAGTAAGTTTTATAAAGGAAATTCTTCTTGTTGTATTTGCTTAATAGTAGGGGATTCAACTGGTAATGGAATAGAGAAATTAGGGGCGTAATCAAGTAATCTTAAAGAAACATAGTTTTTATAAAACTCCTTTATTCCAGAATCAACCCCAAAAAACTTAATGTAGGCATTAAACGTTGCATTTGGATAATTACTTTCCTGCTCAAACAACTTCTTTGTAAAAGCTTCCCCCTTTCCTGGGATACCTTTAACGTTGTCTATAGGCTGTCCTACAATCATATCTGACCAGAATCTGTAAGCAGCTTCCTCTGAAGCAACAGTAGTCCATTCTCCCTTTCTCCAGTTATAATGGGTACCGGGCAAGCTTAAAAGGTCTTTATCAATAGCAACAATAAAGGAATCACTAAGCTGTAACTTGGTTATATTAACAGCGTCATCAACCTCAATGTCATCTACATAAACAGCCTTCCACTCAAGATGCAACTGATTCTGAACAAAGTTCCACCATTTAGGAGGTTCTGTTGACCTTTGAGCTTTGTAGTTAGGGTTTATTGCTTTCCGGCTATCCGTAGTATTAAACCCCTTCATGTAACCAATATAATGAGTAGCTCCGCAAGAACGTAGAATATCAGACATAACCTTGTTGGCAGCATCTATCAATTCAGAGTCAGTTTTCTCTTGATAAACTAACCTGTTTCCTTCTTTCTTGAAGCTGCCGTCAGGTAATGTAATCTTATTCCCATGACCTATTGTGTAACATACTGAATCCAGGTCAATTATTGCTATCTTCTTCGTACTCATCCTCTTCGTCCAACTCACGAGCTAAGTTTACCTCTCTTACAAATACTCCTTCTACTTTCAATTCTTTCAATTCTTTCTCTAATATTTGTTGTATTTTGCTCGTGGTGGATTTATCATCACCCACAATCTGGATTTCTGCTTGGAATAGTCTAGCCATATAGTTCTACGTTTTCTTCAACCCAGTTAGCGATTTGCTTAAAGTCACTTCCGTTATCATTCATTGTAGATAACTCAATAGGTAAAGAGTTTCTCATTCCAGTTAGCTCTTTAGGAATTAAATGGATGTTTTTTATTTCATCTGCATAAATGATCATCTGTGCTTCTGGCTCTACTATTTCAACCCCTTCAGTTATAGCACAAGCTACCCCTAAGCAACAATAACGGCCATTGTGCTTTAAATAATCTTGTCCTTGCATGTACTCTCCAGATCTAAGAGCAGCCAACCATTTATCAGCAAATTGTCTTGGTAGTCTAAATTTAGTTTTTTCAGTTTGCATTAAGTTTCCAGTCTATTTCAGGTAACTGGCCCCTGTAAAAATAGTTATTAATTTTTGAAAAATGATTACAACCTGAGAATTTATCCTTACCATGACTTCCTGAAGCAGGATGTCCTGATTCAAGAATATAGTGAACTTGTTTAGGGTTAGCTTTAACTACAGGAAGTAATGCTTTCTTTGCTTGTTCTCCCCAAACTACAAAAACCAGACTTCTGTCCAGATTCCATAAACTTGTTAATACAAACTCAATAAATGGGGTCCAACCAAGTTCTTTGTGGGAGTTTGGTTCCCCAGCTCTTACAGTTAAAGAAGTATTAAGTAGCAATATACCCTGTTTAGCCCAGCTATCCAACCTGTTAGTTGGAAAAGCTTGTTTATACTCCTGATAAGAAGTAGTACGGGTAATATCCCGATCTACTTCTCTCAAGATATATCTCAAGGATGCTGGTGTATCTTCTTCTTTAGAAGAGAAAGCTAATCCATCAGCATGACTACCAAACGGATAAGGATCCTGCCCGATTACAACTATTCTTGTATCTTCAAATGCACATAATTTAAATGCTTTAAAGATGTCAGCTGGAGCTGGTCTTACAGGATATTTAGCATACTCATTCTTCAATTCTGATTTAAGTTGTTGGAACCGTTCTTGATTCATTTCCTGTTCCAGTACTTTGAACCACGACTCTCCTAACATCTCTTTGTTCATACTCTCTTAGTTTCTTCACTATTGCCATAAAGTCATTCATATACATTATAGCAAACCTGTCTCTCGTTATGAACCTATTACCAACCTTTTGAGTTTGGTTATGTAGAATAACTTTTGTTATTCCTGGTTCATTAGGTAATTCTGCAAGAACAGCAGGATACTTTAAAGTACCTGCAACATTCTTACATTGAACTGCCCAAGGCAATCTGCCTGAATTTATTTCATCTCTGTTCACCAGATCAATCTTCTGAGCATCTCTGCTTCTGTTAGAACTTCTGGACGAAACAACGTCATTAAATCCAGCTTGCTTAAAGGCATTAACACAGAACAATTCAAATCTATGTCCTGCTTGCCTGTTTCTCTTTCCGTTCGTCATTAAAGGTTTTGTTCTTCAACTACAGTTTTAGCAAGTTCTACAAGGTTTGCTTTAGAAGGAACACTGTAAGGACCAATTAAATAACTATCCATTACCTCTTTGTCTACATAGTTCCTTTCCACACTGTTCTTGCTTATAAACTGCCCAAATCCACTACTTGTTGACAATACTTCCTTAATAGCCCTGCCTTCGTAAACGTCAGGGTTGTTTATAGTAAAGAGTTTAAAGTCTTCAAAAGGAATGTTGAAAGGTTGTTCTAAATGCTGGCATATTCTTATTAGTGGAATATGTTTAGCTTTAACTAACACTAAAGCACATGGTTTAAAAGCAAACAACAAATCATGTCTCCTGAAAATAGTATGAGCTAAAAATTGTTTACTGGACAAGGTGCTTATTGCAGAACTGTAATTAGAACCTTGCATTTTACAAACCAAACCTGGAAGTGCATAATAAGTACCATCATAGAAGCATGGAGACAACCCGTTAAAAGTCTTAACTAAGTCATTCCAGCCTGAGCCATAACTAACATTATTCTTAACAACCCTGTAACTTAAAGGAACTGAATATCTGTCAGGATAACTATAGTTGAATTGTTTTATTAGTCTTTCTCTTACCTCCTCTGCTGTATAGTTTTTGCTACTAACTCCCAAGTCTTTTTCATCAGATAAAACTAAATACATCCCCTGCCCCTGTAGAACGTAGTTGAATCTATACCTTCTGTGAGTGTAAATAACATCAGAATCGAAAGCTGTAAATAAAGGAATAAACTGATCAGGGCTTGTTACTTCAACTGGATAAGTTAAAATCCATTCTTCTCCACTAAACTTCGTTAACATAAACTTCTGTTTTTACTTTGTACTTTGGTTGATCGAAAATCATTAATTGTAAATGAAATTCAATATTTGAAGTAGTTCTTGGAACATTCTCCTCTAAACCATTATTAAACCAATTAGTAATCTGAGCAGTCATTAATGATGCTATTAAAGCCCCGCAATGACTTGTAGCTTTCATACTGCAAGGTAATTCTACCCTTTCTGATTCAGGAAAATAAGTTTGCTCATAAGCTGTAAAATCCAGTTCCAAAGAGTCTTTGGAAAGAGTGAAAATCTGACCATTTTCTGCTGACAATCTTCCGTCAACAAAGAATGACTTTTCTTTACCATTAGCCCTCCACTCCTTGTATACAAGTTCCCTTGCTTTAAGGTTGTCAAAACCTACGCAAACTACATCACTCTGAGCTATCAAGTTAGTCCACAACCCTCCATTTTCATCTATAAAGGTTTCTACAGGGGTTATGTTATTCTCTCCACAAAGTCTTGTAACTACATCTGAAATGGCTTCAACTTTACTCTTACCTACGTCTTCCTTACCGTACAATTGACCGGCAAGATTTACTTCATCTACTACATCGTTGTCTACTACATAAATAGTAGCCCCGGCTCTTGCAAGAAAGAAAGTTAACCAGGATGATATTCCTCCAGCACCTCCAATAAAGATACTGGAATTAGAGATCGGCTCGAACCACGGAAGACCCTTGAAACGGCCAAAGTGAGTCGTATTCTTCTCTGAGCTCATTAGTTAAATTCTTTAAATGTCCTACAAGCCAACCGTGATGATGATTTAGAAACTTCCTAATACCATCAAGAACTTCTGTATGTTCAATCTTAGTGTCAGAAAAGTGTTTATCAAACCAAACACTTGTAAAGTAAGCTTTAAACGCTTTCTTATAGTTTTCCATATCTTCCACCTTCAAATCCCGATCAACTACTGTTATTGATTCAAGTGGAGTTACTAACTTCAAACAGTTTAAAGAAACAAGTTCCGGGAAGTTATTAAGAACTCTCTTCATTGTTTCCTGACTAACGTCTGTAGCCGCATCTCCCTCATGGGGAAGTAATACTTTATTAGTACTTTCTTGTTGAGGTGGTTTGTAGCTATACTGCGAGGTTTTCTTTCTTGCTGCAAGCTGTTCTGTTTGATCTACAAACCAATCTTCTTGCTCATAAGTAGTCTTACAAGCAATGGTAAATACACCAGGTTTTTGTTTTTCCTCTTTCTTTACCGCTTTTTTCCAAGTCTTCCAACTCTTAAACTTCCATTCTGTTCTTGTAAGAACTATCTCCTTGGACTCCATAGCAATCGCTAATTTGCAATCTAACTCACACTTATAATTTACAATAAGTGAAAGGAAGATAGGTAACTTAGGAGCATTTTGTTCTAAGTCAGTGTTATCTGTTACTGAATGAAACACGTTCATGTTATGGTGGCTATGAATTTTACCCACATACCAGCCCGGTTCGGGATTCATTGGATCAATTTGAGGGTATTGCTGGAAACATTTAATCCAATCTACACTCCCCTCAAAGCTGGTGAATCCTGCGTCTCCAAAATCCATTGGGAACACAGCTTCAGCCTTTATTTCTAAGTAAGCTTTATCGTTTTTTGTGAATTCGTCAACATCCCCTTCAACAATTTGGTAGACTAAAAGTCCTGACCATTCTGTTCCTGTAGGACATTGACTATGCAGGAAGTGTATTTGCCCTGCTAACTTCTCTGTTACTACTACTAGTACTTCCCTCTTTGGGGTTTGTTCTTTTTGCATGTTTATTTAATGCTTGTATCAATATTGAATTAGTTCCTCTGGTTACTACCTCTATTGCTGTTCTTGATAACCTGGTAATTGTTTTTGTTTTATTCGTATTTTGTTCTTCTTCTATCACTCTTGGTTTGATACCAGGAAGGTGTTTATTAAGTCTATAGCTTTCATAGTAATCTAAAACATCTCTCGGTAAGCTATAAGTGTTTGAAGTCTGATTAACTCCACTAACCACATACTGTCCTGTATCTTCATTCCACTGTTTTAAGTGAGCCCCAGCTACTATTTTAGTTAAAGTATTTACCTCAAAGTCAAAAAACTTTTTGCTAACCAGACCAGGATCAAATACAGGAATTCCTAATGGAGTAAAGTAAATGCTGTCAAGATTAGTATCAATAAAAGACATACATGTTTTACCACCTAACTTTTCCAGATTTAAAATTTCATCTGTTGTACGAAAAGCACTATCTCCAGAATCTGCTATAGCTCCAGACAAGCTTAAAATACTCATGTGGGGAGTACCTTCAAGACTTTCCCAACATAAATAAGAGTTTAACTGTAAAATAAATAACTCAAACTGTTCCTTTGTCACACTGCCTGAACAACACAAATTATTGACCATCTTTTGAAAGGTACTACCTCCCCCTAAACAGAAAGGATTATTAAAAGAGTGATAATTAGTTTTTAAGTGTGAATGAATGTAACCTTTTGCTAGTTCTCTTTGACTTAAAGAGAACCTCATACCATATAAAGATGAAAGTAAAGTACCGTTTGTTGGATCTACTGTAAAATTAACAACTAAGTCATAGATTTTATGACTTGCATCATGACTGTTAGTTATTGTTAACTCAGGGTAGTGAATGTAAATTATACCATTATCGTCAGGCATATAATAATGCCCAGGATGTAAGCTCTCCAACACTTCTTTAAATTCAACTATAGCATCTGGTAACTCAACTTCTATTAAATCTTTACGTAATACGGGTAAAAATGCACTATCTCCAATACCGTGTACCTTTACATAAGATACTGGACCGTGATTTGCTAATACACTTAAATCATATTCTTCTTTGACTGGTAGTTTATGTCTTCCTTCTGAATGTCCGGGACCCAAGGAATAGTGAGTAACGTATCTAGGATAAGAACCATAAAATTCTTCTATAGCCTTTCGGCTAATTTTAAATAATTTTCTCATTTATCTGTTTGCAAAGAGTAAAAAGGTGAGGTATTAACCCCACCTTTAAATAAAAACTCTATTTTTCCTTTTAGAAAGGAGTATCGTCTTCTTCGCTTGGTTTTTTGCTATTCACTAAGTGATTTTGTTGTTCAAACTGCTTTACAAAAGCATCTATAACTTCAAGCACTTCAGGAATAACATTACCTGATTCTTCGTTAGTCGTTTTTGCCTGAGTCATTTTTCTCTACTAAGAAGTACAATGTAAAGTCTCCTTCAGGTAGGGATTGACTGTCGCTTGTAAGAGAAGTACTGGTTTCTTTTACAAAGGCTTTCATTCCAATGGACCGAGCGCCTAATTCAGCGTCTTCGCTCTTCAGCTGGCCCCAGGTAGTAGCTGCCGAAAAGACAGTGTTCTGACCTGGTGCTGCTGTAGATGTCCACACAATTTTACGTGTGCTCATTCTTTCTTTTTTCGCGTTTTAATTAGTCTGCAAATTCTTCAGACAGAATTTTCTTAGCGAGGGCGAGGTTATTTTTGTTTTCCTCAATTTCCTTCACCAAACCGAATACACGGTTGATTTGGAAATTACCATCACTGAAAGCTGCTTCATAAGCTGCTTCCAATGTAGCTGCTTTAGCAGTCAAACGAGAAACCTCTTGCTCAGTTTGTGCTTTTGCGTTTGATGCAACCAATTTGTTTGAAGCTGCATTCTTTTCGTCTTTGCCTTGGTTCAGGCGGTCTAAAAATTTACTCATTTTGCTTTATTTGTTTTGTTTTAATTAAGCCTTCTTTTCAATCTCTTGTTTTACAAAGGGATTGTTCCTTTGATCACTGAAACTATCATTTCTGTGATGGTATAGGTAAAACATACAGTTAGCCATTATGTTAGCTATGTGATAAGTGCCAAGTTCCTGATCAACCTCTTCTTTTTCAAAGGTTGAAATTAAGTGTCTCTGTATTGATTCAAGGATTTCTTCTCTGTTTAATCCTTTTTTCCAATTATCAGGTCCGTACTTAATTGCTCCTGCTTCCAGGACTTTGACCATTTCACCAACTGCTTCAAAATCAACTAAACCCCAGCGGAGTTTGCCTTTATTGAATCTTTTTGCTTGTTCCATCTTTTTTCTTTGATAATGGAACGTAGTAATTAAGTCGTGTTTTAAACTCTTCTTGTACTACAGTTGCTACTTTGTTAAGTAACTCTCTTGGCATATCATAACCTGCTGTAGAGAAGATAAAAACAGGACTCTTTGAAGCCCTTCCTTTAGCAATTACTTTAGCTAATTCGGTATTCTCTTTATCACTGGGATTCTTTATTGAATAACCAAATGTAGCTACTCTTCCAACTGCATCATCTTCATCATCACGCAAAGTATGTACTTCTGCCGCAAGGGTTAATTTTCGATCACCTTCCAGATCTACTGCCGGGAATACAATCATTCCGTCTTTCATGTTAATAATTTATTTATTGTTTCTTGAGCGTGTTCAAATCCATACTTGAAACATAGATCACTTTTGTCCTTAGCTTCTTCGAGAAATCTTGGTTTTAGCCAAGGATATAGAGACATGTATTTCTCTACCTGCTTTCTTCCAGCAGCATCAGGATCAAGAGTTAAGTAAACTTCGTCAAATCGTTCTTTTAGTTCAAGCATTTTATTGTGTGGAATCATAGTTGTTTCACTCTTCCCACTTACTGCAGGAAATCCCAGTCTATGACAAAAGATAACATCCTTCATTGACTTGTCAATTACAAGCTTTTGACCAGTCTTGGGGAGTTGCATATATCCAAGAAAATAGTTTTCAGGAAGATCATTCCTGAATTTATATTTCTTGTCTACATAAGGGGCGTAGAGTTGGTAATATTCTCCTACTCTGTAGTAAAACATTGGGTCTGGGGCTAGTTGTGGAGTAGCTTGACCTTCGTATGTCCAATAAAATTTAACTTGACCTGCGTTAAAAAAGGATAAAAGAGCCTGATCTACTTTTAAGGTAGACCAGTACTCTTTCGCCACCTTAGTCAAATTACAATCGACTACTTTTATTTTAATGTTGTTTTCAACAGGTTTTTCATACCATACAATCTTCTCTTTCCTAACTGGATTAGTGGTATTGTAACCTAAGTCGAAATCTTCATTTATCCTTGCAAGTACTTCATTTGAATTGTTAAGCCCTTCAATCATCCGTATCAACTTAAAGATACTACCTGCTTCACCTGTAGCGTGGTCCTTCCACATATATTCAATACGTGGGGATCTACACTCATAAATGGAGAAGCTTGGATAATTGTCTTTTCTGTAATAAGGAGCTTGATAAGCTTTACCAGGAATGATATTATCTATTCCTGTGTAATAGCAGTACAAAGTGTACTCATCTACCAGATCAAGTACAGCTTCTTCTGTAAGAACTATGGACTTGTAAACTTCATCAAAGTCCATAAGACTTATTAATTAAACAGTGATTCTGCTTGTTTAGCGTCTTCTGCAGACACTTGTTGTTGACCTCCTACAGGTTCAGGGTTTGCATAACCGTTCTCTGTTTCCCACTTAGTAAATTTCACTTTACTTTGAGCCTTTGGTACTACCATTGGTTCAATAAATGGATTAGAATCCAGGAATTTAGTACGCAGACGTGGGTAATGTTTAGCCTTAGATTGGCGAATAAACAACACACGCATTTTCTTACCTGACTCTCCTACAAATGGAGCCATCTGGGCAATGAACTGATCTACAATATTGCTGTAAACCTTGTCAATTACTCCTTGAGTTGTCAATTTCTTGTTAAAGTCATCTCCTGCAGTAAGTCCTGTACCTGCAAAGATGTCCCATGTAATGCTGTCTTTAGTTTTGTATTGTTGCAAGATCTTGTTGAGAGGATCTCTAACATCTGCAATATCTTTCATCAAGACATCTGCAGTTTTAGTTTCTCCTTGCATGTTCTCCAGTTTAGGAGGATAGATCAGAAGATCTTGTTCATTTTTATCAAAGGACACGGAGTCAGATGAATTCATTGCAGCAATAGGATCAATCTCCCCCGCTTCTTTAAACCCAATAACCAATGTTCCTTGATCGTTTTTTGTCGTTTTAGTGATCACTAAGTTCTCGTGAATACCGACTTTTAGCATGTATAGAATAGTTTAAGTTAATTACACTTTTGATGTTTGTTGAACTTCCTGTGGTGAAGTTGTTGCTTTACGCATCTCCTCCAGATTCTCAGTTGTGTTCAACGGGTAAATTGTAAGATTTTCTCTCCGTTCGTTCGTTTTGTTTCCAGCTTCAGCTCCTCTTTCAATTGTTTTTGGTATATAAGCAATACCATCTTCAGTCTTGATGGGATAATCAATAACTACTTGCAGATCGCAGTACTTCTGTTCATCTGTCAAATAGCCCATTGATCTCACAAGACTAAGTAACTCTTTACACACAGAACCTTGGGTTTGTACACTAGATAGTGGATTTCCTTCTGAATCAAATCTACATGTACTAAATAAGGTTACTTTAGCTTCAGATTTAGGGACAGCAGCAACCAGAATCATACGGGGTAATTCTGCTGTTGGAGTCCATTCAGTGGAATCAAACACATCAAAACCGTTACCCCTGTTCTCACTGCTTTTAATCTTATACTCTAAATCAAACTTGTCTGTTAATTCCTTACTTGGATAAACTTCTCCGGTACTAAAAATCCTCAAGGCTAAACCTTCAGGGTGTCTTGTAGTAGGAACTCTTTTCCTGGTTGTGTCTTTGAGTGTTAAATTTTGCAAAAAAGAATACATCTTCTTTTATTTTTAATCAATATAGATCTTATTCCAGCTTGTTTCTATTGTTCCGTCCTCTTTGAGTTCAGATAATGGAAACTTAGCATTACGTAAATGTGGCGATCTGGCTCCACAAGTTACTTCATCAGTAGTTTGAAATGTAATAATGTTCTTATTACCTTCACGGTACATGAAACCGATTGCATCAGCATTAGCACAAACAATAGTCTTTAACTTACCAGTTAAATCTATGTCTTTAGCTGACACTTCCTTCCCTCCTTTTTCAATTATTTTATCTTTAATATGACCAAACAATATCATACGCTCACATACTCCAGCTACCATGTCAATCATCATCATGTAGGCTTCACGGATATACAAGTAACCTGCACCATTAGGCAGGTTAAGGATATTATCTGTGTAGCTTCTTCCCATTGGAGTCTTTTGATACAGTTTTAAAGCTAATGGAACAACTAATGTTTCCAGTGCTGTACCTGTATCAAGCGCTATGTACTTGTAAGGCTTTCCTTGTTTCTTAATTTCTTCTACTATTGCGTATAGTTCCTGATATGTGCTGGCTTTCAACACCATCAGGTTGTCAACTGAATCACTACCATTCTCAATATCAATAAGAAGAGAATTCTCCAGTCCTGACATTAAACTTGTTTTACCTACTTTTGGAGCAGAGTAAATAACTAGTTTTTGTGGGGATTTGGTGATTGCCTTCCTTGTTTGAGTTGGTAGTTTAATTGTTTCTTCAGGCATTAATTATATCTTGTTGCTTGTAAGTAATCTTCTGCAGTCATGTCTTTTGCATACGGTAATTGATCAAAGTAATTGACTGCTCCGTATGCTTTAATGGGTATGTATTTGTTCATAACTCCTTCCCTGTGTTTTAGAATATGTAAGGTTCTCAGCCATGACTGTAACTGTTCCATATCATATCCTTTAAACGTAGTTTGTCCTTCCTTCATGTGCCTTATTGGTTCATAAAGACCTAGTACAATATTAGCATCTTTAGTTGGTCTTCTTGAATCTTCTGCATCTCGCAGGATTGGAGAAGTAATGCCGTATCTTGACCGGTCTGTTGAAGCAATTTCAGCTGATATTTGTTGTAGAATACAGATAAAGAACCTACACTTGTTCCTGAATAAAACTGAAATACGACTAATCCTGTCAATACTACTTTTAACAGTATCATGACCAGGTTCTACCTCAGCAATATTAATGGTATCAAAGATAGCAATAAGTAGTTTATTTGGATTGTTTGGAACCCAATTACCACACTCACTAACCCATCTTCCCTCTCTTTCAAATGTTCCATTCCTCTTTGCCATTTCAAACAAAACATCATGATAAAGAGTGGGGGAAACCTCTCCATCAACGATAGTACACTTCCTTTCAAAGTCCTCAAAATATGAAGTATACTCAGCACTATGAACTAATGCTGCTTGTTCCTGATCCAGCTTTCTACCACCCCATCCAAAGATATTAGCGGTTGGAATAATCTTTCCATATTCCATGAAAGCTTTCCTGCTTATAGCAGCAGCCATATTATTCTCTGCAGCTATTTCAAGACTGAAATCAGCTATTTCAACATCAAACTTAGTTGGGTCATTTACTGACCTATAATGCTCGTAAGGAGTATGTACATACAGATGACGACCTAAACCTGTTTTACCAACAGCTGTTTCTGCTATCATATTAACGTATACTGCCTGTCTCACACCATACAGATATTCGTTATATAACGGCAGGTTAGTTGGAACCCAGTTTGGTATATCACTATGACCAGAGTTACTTAAAGCAAGTGTTCTTCCAATCAGACTCATGATTCCCAACGATTACTACCGTCATTGTTTTGTACTGCTTTGTTTTCAGGTTTATACTCATCATATTCATGTTTCCAGGTACCGTTCACGAGGTAATTACTTAAGATTTGCTTATAAGATACTGTCTTATAATAATGCTTTGTTGAAGCTACTAATCTCTCATAATTAATACTTGGATCATTAACAATCTTCACAAGAGCTTTAACTGCAACTTCTGAATATTGTCTAACAGTGTATTGTCCTGTACCGTTAGGAGATGTAACCCTGTGAGGGATCTCTGCATCTGCTATGAACTTATTCCACAACTCCTTCCTGTCTGAAGGATTAGAAATTGTAGCTACTCTTAAAGGAATCACAATTTCGTCTCCTCCTCCCAACTCGTTATTTAACTTCTGAGTTGGGACGAATTGACCAGATACCATAACTCCATACCCATTATCCAGCAGCCACTGTACTGCTTCCCTTAAATTCTCCATCTTTAATTTTCAATGTACTATCCAGTACAATTGTTCTTGAACTGCCTTTAAATGAGGCCAGCATTCTTTCTACCCATTTCTGAGCTTGTGTAGGGATAATTATAGCCTTAAACGCTCCTGTTTCAGTTCTCACATAGTCCCAAAACTGAGGTATTAGAAGTATGTACTTAGCTGTTTGATCTGGTCTTAATCTCATTAAACGTCCATGAGTTTGATGAAAATCAGTCTCACCTCCATCATAAGATTCCTTTATACTATAGTTTACTCCAACCAGGTTTACACCACGGTTAAGTTTCTTCACTACAGAAAGGGTATTTATATTACCAGCATTCAACTCTGCAACTCCATCAAACCACTTTGGGGACTTCCCGTGAAAAGGGTAAGGAAACTTGTCGGCTTGGGAGGTGAGATTACTGAATATGATGACCTTATTACCTTCTTCTGAATGAATTATTCTAAGTAGTTCTTTGACAACCTCAACTGAGGAATTAAGACTATCCAGAATCTTTTTACGTTTGGCAGCAACAATCCTCAACTTCCACTCAGCAGCTTTATAATCGCTCTGGTTAGAAGGATCAACACCCTCTATAAAGTATTTCTTTTCCAGTTTGGATTTAACAACAAGAGCTTTTTGAAACTCTTTGTCATAATACTTGTACAGATCATTTTCAGAGGTAAAGAAGGTACCTCCTGCTCTTTTCTTTTGTTCAATATTTTTAACCTTACTTAAAGGAAACTTGATGAAAATAAGCTCACTCTTATTCAACATACCTGCTTCCTGCATAGTATCAATAGATTCTTTAAAACAGATAGGTGCGTACTTATTAATAAGCTCTTCTTTCTTCTCTGTCGTAAATCCTGTAAGACCAAGAATTACTTTACAGACATTATTTTCAAAGAACTGTGCGTACCCTTCTGCTATAAAATCTATCTCATCAGCTATTACAAAATCAAAACTTTTATCCTTCCAACGATAAACTGTTTGATAACATTCAGAAACAACTTTACTATAGTCAAATCCAAACTTATCAAATTCTGCTTTCCAGTTTACATCTCTGAGTTGTTCTGAGTTTGTAAGTAAAAGAACACTGGGGGGATTGATTTCTTTTACAAGATCGATTGCTACTTTACTTTTACCCCCGCCTGTTGGCAAGATAATAGTACTCTTCTTATTGGAATTAAGCCATGCTTGTTTGGCTTTTTCCTGTATCTCCTCCCTTGGATCCATCCCTTTCTTTTAAATATTTTTCAACAAGTTCCTTCGTTCTGAATGAGATTATCTTATGATGTATTGTGTCACTATAAAACTTCTTTTTCCAGAGACTAACACCATCCCATACATAACCATTATCAGATACCCATTCAGCAAAATTACCTAAATCAGCTTCTCTTTGCTCTTCGTTTTGCATTTTTCTTCTTAGGAGCTACTTTCATAGCTAAAGCAACTACTTCAGTACCACGTTCATTCAGGATATACTTAGTTCCTTTTGGAATAATCATTCTCTGATACCTTTTAGGTAAGGCATCAGTGTTGATGTTATGATTCTCCATGCGGTGTTGTGTATAAGCATGAAGGCCTTCAGCTACTGAAATATGACGGCTGCCCATTGACAACCCAAACTTCTTTACTTTAACTAAACCAGTTTTTGGCCATTTAAAATGTTGATAAGGTGTAACGTAATGAGTTGCTGTTTCATCGCTCAGTGAAAATTCTTTGTAACAAACAATATCTTTTTCAGCTACCTTAATTACATCTTTAGCGTATATCTCAGCTTCTTTCTGCACAAATTTATCTTCTTGGCTATAATACTGACTATCAAGCTTATCCATTTTCTTTCCAAGAACCCTCATTTCTTTTTCTAAATCTGCTTGTTCCTGTTTCCACTTCTTTTCTAAAAGTTTGTGCTGATTAAGTAATTCTTTAACTTTTTCCTGTCGTCTGGCTGTTAATTTAACAGTTTCAGTTGTTAAACACATATCATTTTTTCCAATGTGGAGCAATGCGCATATCTACGTCCATTTCAATCTCTTTGATCAAGTAGTGTTTGGCTGCTCTTTTCATTAATTCTTTAATTTTCTCTCCAAGAAACTCAGCTTGTTCTGTAGGTACACTACAAACATACTCATCATGGACTGTGAGCATAAACCGAATGTCTTGTTTAAATAGTCTGCGCCACAAGTCTATCATACAAATAGCTTCTTTCATTAAGTCACTGTTTGTCCCTTGGATAGGACTATTTCTTGCAGCAAACTCAACTTCAGCTATCTCTGACTTACTTAATGGCCAGCCATAATGCTTATGGTTTAATATTGAACTAAACCATCTCCTTGAACCTGTACGTGTATTATGTACTACGTAACCGGTTTCTACAGCTTCTTTAGACTTGCCGTCTAAGAAGTTAATCACATCAGGAATTTCTGCTTTAATAGCATCAATCATTACCTGACCTTCCTGATTTGTTATTTTAGAAGTAGCAGCAACTTTAGCTGCAGCAACTCCATAAGCAACAGGGAATAATCCCCCACTGTTTTTAAATACAGTTCTTTCCTTATCCTTTTCCGGAGTAGATTTGTTCATCTCATAGTTTTGAGACAACTCAAGCCATTTAGGATCACTAGTTTTCTTATAGCGATATTTGTATATCTCCCTCCAAGACTTAGTACCAAGATATGAATGACTATCCTTCATCTGGATAATCTGTTTCATATTCATGTCACCGGATAGAGAAGTCATAACAACACCTTCGCAATTAGCGTAATCAAGGGTGATTATTGTTCTTCCCTCACCATCTCCAAAACAACCCCTGTATTCAGGTGGACTTGGTATTTGTTGCATGTTTGGATACTTCTTATTCTTTCCTTTAGAACCTGAAGTAAACCTGCCAGTATCAGCTCCAGCTTGATCAAGTTTAGTATGTACTCTCCCTGTAATAGGATTGGTATATTGTACTATCCACTTCTCTCCAAAAGAGTTTACATTGTGGATTAACTTTTTATACTTGTCAAATTTCTCCATGACAGGATAAAATGGAGAATCTTGGTTATTTACAAACCAGTTAGCTCGTGCTTCCTTTCCTACACTGGGTTTAAACTCTCTTGTCTTTTTATCTTTAGCTTGAGGTAAAGGAACTCCAACTTTGTTAAAGAACTTTAATACTTGAGGTTGTGAGCCCCAGTTAATAATGCCACTTTCCTCCTGAACCGACTCTTGCGGTGTAGTAAGAAGTTTCTCCAGTTGTTCCTTCTGTTTGAGATAAGACTTTAGATGGGTTTTGTTTGCGTCCTGTAGTCTTTTTAACTGGGTTTGAAGTTTTGTTATTCTTACCTCTAACTTGTTTTCTTTTCTTTCTTTCTTCTCCCTCTCTTTTTTTAGAGTTGGATTTATTTCTTCCGGGTTTATCTGATACTGTTGTACCACTAACCCGTCTAGTTCTTTGCATATTTCATCTGCTTTTGTTTTCCTGTCTCTTGCAATCTCACTCCATTTGTCCGCATCGTGTCTAATTCCATACATTTCTGCTTCAGCGATGGGGATAATGAGTCTGGAGTTAATTGTGTTGTTGAGGAAAAGTTGATTTTGTATTGCTGCTTGTCTGATTTGCTCAGCAAGAAGCTGTTTAAGTCGAATAGTGTCAGCTGCATTGTATAAAACTTGATCGTCTGTTAAGGTACCATCATGGTCACTAAATTGACTCCTGATGTCTTTATTCATCCATTCAGGAATTGCTTTTGGTCCTAATCTTCGTGAGATTTCTGAAACCAAATCAAATCTATACCCTTCCTGACCGGATAAAAGACGTTTACTATTAACCATTGTACAAGCATACCTGGCTGGTAAGAAGTTTGTTCTTACTCCCCAAGAAGCTTCATGATCAGCATTATGAGCTACGAATAGACAATGAGCAAGTACCTCTTTTGAGAATACTTCACTGTTGTCTACACTTGTATTATCAATAGTTAGTACATTCTCTCCATCATTACAGAAAGAGCTAAGAATAAGATTCTCCTTTACAGGAAAGTCACCCTTATTCTCAATATCATGACCTAATACCCACCAATCTTTAAACTCAGTCTCTTCCAAACATAGCGTTGAATTGCTCGTCAGTAAGATCGTTGATAGATCTACTTCTTCCGGTTTCAACAACTTTATTAGTGGACTCGCGATCTTGTGCTGCTTTCTTGTTACTAACCATACGGTCATAAGCTCCCTTGTAAAGTTCGATTTTCTGCTTGAAATCTGATTCAATTAATTTTGTCATATCATTAATATATTAAATTCTGAAAAAAAAAATAACCCCAATAGACGGATCTTTTCTATTGGGGTTGTTTACTTATTTTGAAATGATTTTCTTAAGCGTGCTCAAGAGTTTTTACTGCTGCCTGTTCAGTTGCTGCTGGTGCTTCAACACCGAAGAACTCATTCAGAGAGATCTTCTGAGCAACTTTAGAAGGCTTACGCTTCAGGCTGGTGATACGCAAAACCTTTTCTTCGCCTTCACGAGGAGTTACGTAGTCAACAATTGCGTCAACTGTTTCACCCTTCATAGGCAGGTCAGAGTTCTGTCCTTCACGCTTCCAAACGTTGGCAGTCATGAAGCAACCATTTGTTTGCTCGATGTTGATTTCTGTTTTGTTACCGAAAGCAGCTTTCAACTGATCAAGTTTGTCGCTTGCAACAGCTTTCAAGTTTACGATGTGGCGGGCATTACTCCCATCTTCATCAATGATCAAACGATCAGGTGACACATCGCTTGCAACTTCAAGCTCATACTTACCAGGCAGCGTAATAACTGCGTAGTTCGCCAATTGGCTTCTTTTAAATTTAATTTGAGTTTCCATTTTGCTTTTGTTTTTATAACATTTAACTTATTTTATCCTGCTCTGTGTTTACGCTGAGTTGCAACAGCTATAGAATGATCCTGATTCTATACTCACATTAGGATAAAGAAGGCATTTCTACCTTCTTTATTTGTTTCTTTTAATTTCCAGGCTTTACATCAACAGCAAGTTCTTTAGCAGCTTTAGCACTCATTAACTCCATGAAGTTAAGAGCATTATTACTATTACCAGTAGAACCTGTTTGAATCTGGGGAACCAGGTTACCCTGAAACTTACCAAATGCTTCCCACTTCTTCTCCTCAGAGAACTTCCAAGCATCTAATCGCTTGTCAAGAGCGTTATCTGCCTGAATAGTAGTCTTCTTCTCATAAGCAGCTACATCAGCAAGTGTTTGACGTTTCTTAGCTTCAATCTGAGCAGTTTCATACTCAATCTGCATTTGCAGTTTGTTCTGACTGGCTACAGCAACTTTAGTTTGAGCTGCTACAGTTTGTTTAGTCTGTTCCTGCTTTTGCTGATATTCAATTTCTACAAGTTTCTTCTTACCTTCAGCTTCAGCTGTTAAAGACTGTTGCTGGGCGGTCATAAGTTCCTGCTTAGAAATAGCTGATTTAGTTACTGCGTCAATAATCTTGACAAGTTTCTGGTCAACCTTATCCTCGTAATCTACATCAGTGATTGCAGCATCGGCAACAGTAATTCCATACTCCTTAATAGAAGATATTTTACGTTTGGCAGTACCTGATTTATCAGTCTGAACTTCAGTTTGGTATACTCTTTTCTTTTCATGTTCAAGTGAATCATAAACATACCCCTCTTCAGTTCTGAGCAAGAATACTCCATCTTTTAATTGATCTAAGAAATCCTGAGCCATTTGTGCCCTTCCTCCTCCATAATGCTTCTCACTACTCATTAACTGAGCTGAAGATTGAAGACACTCTTTAGTATAGGGAGCAAGTCTTTTAGCTACCAGGGATACAGGAGTTCTGTGGGTATTGTGGATTAGGATCATCTCCTTTTCATCATTAGGCAGAATATACTGAGTAATTCCTTTCACATCAGCTGTTGTAGCATCACTGAAACGAATCATTACCTTACCCACTTCAATACCGTTATCTTCTAGTTCCAAAGTAGGCGTTTCAGCATTGTAAGTTACTGAAATCTGGTTTGGCCATTCTTTTTCCTTGGCGAAGAATCCTGCATAAAAAATACCAGGTGCAAACTGGACTTTCTGAGTACCGTCTGTTCTTTCTACGACTGTACGATTACCGGCATCATTCCACGAAAAGGGGTTTACAATAAGAAATAGGATAAAGAGCACTATGGCTACTACTCCCATTCCAATCATTTTAACTTGTTTGTTCATCTTTGTTTTTAGTTATGTTGTTCTGTTTTTGTTTGAAAAAATCTGTTAGTAGGGTTACTACTACATAAGCTACTATACCGAATACGGCTAAGAAGCCTATTGCTAATGCTAATCTTATCATAATTCGTTATAATCTTGTCTTACCTACTGTAAGATGGATATTTGCCTTCATGTAATCAAGCATCTCATAGTAGGATTTAATCATTTGGTTTACTCCGTGTTGAGAATTATCAAGAGTTCTTTTAGCTTTAACAACTCTTTTGTCACGTCTCCAAAGCTCCGGATCTCTCGGTGCTACCAATACTAATGGAGCTATAGGTTTATTTTGAGCTACACCATCGACTCGATCTGCAGCATAATCTTTACGTTTGTCTGGATTATTTCCAAAGGCTCTGCCATAAGCTAAGTCTCCTTCAAATACTCCTCTTGTTGGGTGTGGGTCTTTAAGTTGTGTTCTCATATAGTATAGGTAGATTAAAAAAGTTTCACTTCCAAGAACGGTGAGTTGGTTTTATAAATGCGTACATGTCTGTAACTTCTGGTCTGTATTCCCAATGCCACTTCTCACTTTTTACTGTGCGCACAAACCCAAACTTTATTCCATTCTGTTTTAACCATCCATATACTTCTTTATCTGAAGTATTAAAATCAAATGCTATACCTCTTTGATGGCTGCTATAACCCGGTTTAGCTGTTACTGGATGGAATTTACTTGATTCAGCACTTAATAGAAACGCTGTATCTCTTTTATATTTCTTTCTTGCATTGTTTATTCTACAAGCAAATTGCTCTTCAAATGTTCTATAACCAGAAGCTATTGTTATGCGTACACTGTCTTTAAGTGCTGCATTAAACATACTATCCAGAATATTGAACATCTTTTCTGTAATTCTGATGTTGCCTAATAATACTACTGTTGAGGAATCAACAACAAATCCACTGTCGTACAATGGGTAATAGACCTTTACAGGTTCTACTATAACTTCCTCTACAGGAATGGAGATTATCTGCTCCAATACAGGATTATTGTTTGCGTTACTAACCGTAGTTAGAAACAGAATAAGTAATAACCATACTTTCTTCATGATTGTTTTGTTTGGTTGAACATATACAGAATAAAGTTACAGAAATAATTATCTGTAACTTTAAACTGTTGTACCTTAAAAGCCAAACAGTAAAAAGGCTACGTGCGAATAGTAGCTATGTACGTACACTCTCATTGTTGTTCTACTTACTGATCAAGGTAAGCACCAGAATAATAGCTGCTAATTAGCATACCGTCTGAATGGCGGAGTTGACGCGGGTACATTCACCTGCTATGACATTTTACTTTGTTCGGCTTGTGATTCCAAATGAAAATCTTCTGGAAGTTCCTCATAGGTTTCTGGGTTAGTTATTCGTTTTTCATACTCGTGTTCCATCCACAAGTACATCATTTGCTCTTCTGTTAGTTTAGTTCCTGGTCCTCCAGAAATGACTGCATCTGGAACCAATCTTGGTTTGGATAGTTGTTTAGACATAAACTAGCTTGTCTTTCTGTTAGTTCATAAGTTCTTTCAAGATAGGCTTGAGCATAACTAAAAGACTCTCCGTTTAATTCTATTAACTCTTCTATGTCATCGTAGACTTGCTTCCATCTTGGCTTATGTCCAAATATAACATAACCGAAATAAAGCACCGCACAAGCAGCTACAATAACTATTACTACTTGTATCATATTAAGTTGTTTTTATTAAAAATCAGATGTGCAGGATATTCCACACCAAGTACCTCCTGTTTGGGTGTTGGATTCGAACCAACTCGTTTTGCTTTATGTACAGAAAATTTGAATTAACATTGCTGTTCTCACATCTTATCAGTTTACTTTTGTTTGCATAGAGCTCTACCACTGAGCTATCTCCCCGTAAGTGGGGAGAGCCGGATTCGAACCAGCGACCTCTTCGTTATGATCGAAATTGCGTTTTTAATTTGCTGTAAGTAAACTTATCAGAGTTCTTTTTTATGCGTGTCCTAACCACTAGACGACCGACCAGTTACGGCCAGGCAAGATTCGAACCTACGTTCCGCCCCCCATAAGGAATTTTTAAAATGCTGTTTGAACTCTTATCAGGTTAGTTCTTTTCTCAAAACCAAAATTTGAATTTTAAGAATTGCTGTTACTAACCTTATAGTAAGAGAGGAGATCCGTCTAACCTCCTCCTTACCGACCTTAATCACTAACTCTACCTATGGGCAAGATAGAATACCTTTATATATGCAAGTAATAAAAGCCTTACATTTCAATACGAGCCATAACTTCCTGATCCATAGCTGCTTCAAACAGCTCTACATCAGTTTTAGGCTCTTTCTTTTGACCTTCTACACCAGTTAAGAATGCTATGATTGAACCATCATAACCTCCAAAGTAGTATACATTCTCAGTTTCTCCGTACGTTTCAAACTTCTCACCACTACCTTTTCCGTAATAGCTATTCTGTAAATTCCACAGAACAATCTTGAAGTTATTGACATAAGTTTCAGAGAATCCTGCTTTAGTTAAAGTAGCCCTGGCTGTTTCAACATTAGTTTTACCTAATGAAGTAGGATTAAACTCTGAGTCTGATATACAAAGAATACCAGTAGGAAACTCAGATTCAGCTACTCCCTGTCTTTTTATTTGGCAGAAAAGTTCTATAACTGACTGAAAATTAGTACTACCTACAATACCAGAATGATCATTCATCCACTTTTCTGTAGCTGTTTTACCTTTCCAGGTGTGCATCTTTGCAGTTGTATTAAATTCAATCCAACTGTTTGCAAATGCTCCTGCTGGTAACATTTCAGAGAAGAATAAAGCCAGTGCCTTACCTATATTGTAACAAGATAGTTTTGTTCCTGGTGCAAGAGAAGACATGGAGAGTGAAGTATCACGTACTACAATCAGTGAAGTGTCTTTCTTTGCATTCTTTTTAGCTGTTTCTACCAGTCCGTCAAACTGCTTGTTGATAGTATGAATTTGATACTTCTTTAAAGTAGTAAGATCAAGATTAGGATGTTGATATTTACCAACAGTTGAGTACTTCTCAAATAGCTCATGTACATAACCTGTGAACTTAGCTACTGGTTTAGAAGCAATCCAGGTTTCATATTGCTTTTCGAGCTTATTGTTTGCAATAAACTTCCCCGAAACTAGCAGGGAGAGAGCTCTTCCATGAACAGTATCGAAATTAATTTCCAGCATTTTACCTCTCGAAATTAGCTGTTGCCATACATGAGCATTACCTGAAGCTTTTAACTGACGATATTTCTTGTATGAAGCACTTTCATTCTCTTTCTTCGAACCGAATAAAAGAGAACAAATCCATTTAGCAATAATATTATCAGCTTGTGAAGCTAAAGTTGTACATTTCTTGTTTGACTTAATAGTAGGCAAATACTTCTTAACTAAGTTATTAGTCTTTGGGTTTTCAAGCCCAGCAAGCAACAGCTTACCAAACTCATCCCAATGAAGTTGTCTTCCTTCCCAACCATTGTACTGTAAATCGTAGGAAAGCAATTGAATAACATCTTTCCAGGAACCAACGGAAATAAACAACTCTATATTTTTCCAGAACACGGTTGGGTGATTTACAGCAATCCATAATGATCGTGTAATCCCCTCATGTCTTAGACCAGAACCTCTTTGTACAGTAGTTGTCTTCTCTCCTGTGAAGAAGGATACAACACGGGTAATCATTCTCAGAAATAGGGTGAATGCTACTGTCATCTTTGGGTTAATAGCCCATAGAGTTGACATATCTGAAGCTATATCATTATACCCCCTTGGTTGTTTGTACAATCCTGTTTTTGAGAATTGATCCACAAAGTCATTACCTGTTGTAGTATATTTTAAAGCACCATTACCTGATTTGGTTTGGGCTGATTTCTTTAAACCTTGTTGAACAAATCCATTTGTGGTTGCAACAGATGCTTGCTCTTCTTTTGTGAAGAGTGTTGATTGTTTTTTGCTGAACATCTTTTTCGTTTTAGTTTATGAGGAGGAAATTCATTAGTATACAGTAATGCTCCATTATCACTAACTGTATACACTGTACCTTTGTTAGAAGAAGCTTGTAATAGTTTCTTCTGAAAATAAGCAAATGCTTTTGGTACATTAATGTGTATTGCTTGTTGTTTGACAAAGACCTTCCTGGTCCTATCATAAGTCCATTTATGAACGTCTTTTGTCATAATATCTTTAAATTGAGTCTGTAAAAGCTTTTATTAAAAGAAGTAACTCTTCGAGTGAATCTGAATAGATGTCATGGGAAGCAGTTGTATTACCAGTTTTGAAATAGATGGTAGCAGCATTCTTTTTATTGTCTCTAAACATAGAACTACGTTCAGAATTTAATTCTATTTTAATCCTGATAATGTTTTCTTTATTTATAGGATTTGGAATATTAGGCAGTTGCTGAAATTGTTTAAGTAGTGCATTCATTATTTAAAAGTTTGAAATAAAGCCCCGAAGGGCTTTTCTATTTTTTATTCTACCATGTTTACGCGAACGTAATAATCCTCATTTGAGGTATACGTAAAGAAACCAGGAGGCGGACAAATACCACAACTGATGGTCTCAGTGCATGATCGGCTATATTCCTTTGTGTAACCAAATGAATCATAACTAACATGATCCAAGGTATATCCACTTGGCGCGGATGTTGATGCTGTTCCAGTTACATAAACATCGTCACCACAGGCCGGAAGAATGGAAACCGTCATAACCTCAGCGTTCAAATTAAACTCCGGGATGGCTTCAATCTGAACAATAGAAATAATTTGATTTGCCGCTTCAATTTTAGCCGGTTCTGTTTTCTTGTCCTTACCCGGATCACCATTGTTGGCGGTTGCTGTAAAGCCAACTGCAAGCATGAGCAGAATAGCAAACAGACTTGTTGCAAACTTAAACTTCATAATAATTGCGGCAGTGTTTATTCTCTCGCCTTGAGATTAAAATCTTAATCGGCACTGAATGATGCCCGTCTTCTTGTCGTTGTTGTTGAAGTAACGTTCCTGGTTGGAGGAATTGTCCCGAAGTCAAGTGTGTATGTTTCACAAGTAGTTTGAACATACCACACAATGCAAGTTCCGGAAGGCTTGCTGCAAGGTTCTTCAACCGGAATCAATGAGTTGTCACATCCGGTGTATTCCTGAAATACAACATTCTTTTCAACATTGATTTCTTTTGTTGTGGCCAACAGTGAGCTACCCACCATTAAGGCCAATATAATTAACTTTTTCATTGTTTCTTTTCCAGTTTGGCTATACGCGCTCTCAGGGTGGTAATCTCTTCAATAAGATTTATTGCTGTTTTTGCTAATACTACGCCCGCCTCCGGATGGAAGTATTTAGCCTTGTCGATTATTAAGTCTGGCTTTTCTTCCTTCTCTGCCTCTTTCGGTTCTGAGAATGTGACAACGGCTTCCGGATTATATGCCTTTATCGCGCTTTCAACAAATGAAGACCAGTGGTGGATTGCGCGTGACGCTTCCTGATAATGCTCTAACGCTGCTTTGCGTTGGTCTTCGATTGGGTTCTGTAATGGCTGTTCCATGTTATTTCATTTCGTCAATGATGGATAGTATTGATTGTTTGTTGCACTTGATGTGTTCAATATAACCATCGTTGTCATCAAGCCTGAATTTATCGGTCGGAAATGAATCCGTACCGTTTAAGTAAGTTGCGTCTACCTTCGCCCTCTCCGCAGCTTCGCGTAGTAGCATCTCTCCGTATCCGTGCATAGCTTTAACAAAAGTATCTCTGTCAACACGATCAAATCTGTTAATTATGTACTGGTCAAGTATTTCTTCTGCTGTCTTCATCGCTCTAAGTGTTTTTTAGTTTCTGCTTTTAGTTGATCATTTTCTACAGCAAGCTTGGCGTTAGCTTTTATATACCGATCTTCAAAACTTTCCTTGTCTTTCTTCATTCTGTTAAGTTTATCTACGTACCTCCTTTCGAGAAATCCATTCAGCCATTCGTGATACGCAACCCTTCTTTTTAAAGCGCCTACTTTTGTTTTAAAAAATAACCAGCACACAACAAAACATAGAATAATCCAAATTATTAACCAAAGTTCAATATTTTTCATTTTATTTCTGCTTTTAGTTGATCTATCAGGGAGATGGCTTTTTGTTCTGCATTTCTTGGATTGCTCTACCAATGAAGTAACCGATTATAAGTCCTTCAATTAAATAAACTATATATTCCATACTACATCACTGGTTTAGGTTCGTATACATACCCTCGTCCGCTGATCAATCCTGTTCTTTCACTAAATGTCGCGTCAGTTGTCAATCCAGCTTCCTTACGAACTGATTTGAAATAACCATCAGTCCATCCAAACTTTTTAAGTACACTATTTTTGCCGGGAAGAAATCCAGCGCAATTCCAAGCAAAAACGTACAGACGCAATTTATCAACATCAGAAAGCCCCTCGTAATTGATAACGCCTTCATTGGTGAGACTATCTTCAAAACCACAAGTATTATTATACCAAGATGTGTAATATGGTTTTTCTGTAATTCTGAACTTCATTTCTTGCTCTGTCATGGCATCACTGGTTTAGGTTGATAGGGGTTAGGGAATGTATCTTGGAGGCTCACCGACTTGTCCATCAAGAACCCATTTTAACAATCGTTCAGAATGTTCAATCTGCCGATCCATCGCAGTTTCTCTTTGTCTGCTTCCAAGCGCGTTTGCGGCAAGTCTTATTGCATTTTGCGCTTGTTCAATAATGTATTGCGGTACTGTAATTGTTTTCATATCAGTATCTCGTTGGTATATGTGGTGTCATTTTCTTAGGAGGTTGTTGCACTACTTTCTTACTACAACCCTGACACATAAGTACACTCATAAACAACATGACTAGTATAAAATATATTAATGTTTTCATAATTTCAAATTTAAAAATAAGCGTTTCGCCCCCTTTATCTGCTTGGTCCAGGCCATATTTCTATGCGGTATCACGGCAAGGATGCTCAAGGTACGCCTTGACGACACTACTATGGAGTTACATAAAGTTCACTTTGAGTAGTTTGAGGGAGCCACCCCACTTATTAAAGTTATGATTCTTTTAAAGGAAATAATGGGGCATTGCACCCCTTTCAGTTTTACAACTGTGTTTTTTATTCAGGTATGGTACCTTGTATTAGCCGTGGATTCCTCCATTGCTAATTAACCAGCCAATCAAGATAACAAATCCTACTGCAGCAACAATTGCCACAATCTTTGCCATCTTGTTGTCATTTTCTTCTAATGTGCTCATATTCAATGAGTTAAGTAGTAAAACATTCCCCACAAAATACAAGCAAGTACGCCTGTATAAGGCTCAGGGGCAGCCTTATTAAACTTGACAGCATATACAATATTCTCTACCAGTCTACCAGTAAAGAAGAGACACACTGTAAATAAAATTGCAATAAAAATACTCATAGCTTTTTGTATTTAGTTATTAGTAGTTCCCTCTGTACTCAACTTATCTGTTTTTATTACTCATTGTAGTAATTTGTAAGTTGCTCATCCTTGGGAAATGAGTTATGGTACATTAAACTAACACTACTACTATGCTTGCGACATAAAAGTAATAGTGTTGACTGGCAGCTTACCAGATAGTCCTTACAATTTATTAAACGGAGTGTAGGTACAAAGCCGTTGCAAGTCTTAATTTCCTTCTTCATACCAGATATTATCCTGGATAGAAGAGTCTAGTAGCTTTTTCATGTTGAGGTGGTTTAGTTTGTTAAATGCTTACACATTCAAGAGTTTTACTCTCTGAAAGTATTTTATACACTTCAGAGATACCTACCTTTTCAAGAATACAATACGGCACATCTATCTCTACAGAGATTTCAGGTAACTCAAGTCTTTTTTCTGGAGTTAATATTAAAGCGTCAAACTTGCTGATGTACAATAAGGCCTTGGTAGGTAAATGAATGGGCGTGGACATGTTTAAGATACCATCATTAGCATAGTAATAAGGGTAGATTTTGAGTCCTACACAAGCTTCTGGCCATATTTCGCGCACAGCTAATGCAAAAGCACAATTAGAACCAATTGATGACTTTTGAAGTTCTTTTATAGAACCTGTTTCAGGTACCGCATGGTAACCACACATCATACTTTTCTTGAGTATGTCTTTAGTTACTTTAATTAAAATCTTCATGTTTTTTGAAGTTTAGGTTTTTTGTTTTTCTTCTTCTCAAGTTCTTTTAAGTATCCATCAGCATATTGTTTAGGAACGAAGTATGCTGCGTAACCAACAGTATCAAACTGATTAGCGTCATTCATAAGAACACATTCTTTGAACCAACTTTTATCCATAAGTCCTTGACTATCAGGCCATTTGATTAAAATATATTCCATGTTATTTTACGTTTTGTTCAAACCATTTTTTAAGGTCATTATATTGTCTAATTCCATCAATATGACCATCATAACAAATTAGATCTTCATTGCTATCGCAATCTTCCGCAAACTGTAAAAGTATTTGTAGCACCTCTTCTCTGGTTCATATACAGGTTCAAACCATAGATCAAGTACTTTTAATTCTTTAGCCGTTCTTTCTATATCGCTACCTACAACCTTTTTCAAAATTTACTTACTTTGCATACAAGCTTAGACCGATTTCTAACTGTGTTGGATTAGTAAATCTAATACCTCAAGTATAGTAGTCTTGTAAGTGTTGCTGCTTTGAAACAGCAATTAAGATGTAAATGTAATAGAATTAATTCACTTAGGTTATGAATTAATAATGAATAATAATAATGCAGCATCTCACTGCTTTACACCTACGAGACTCAGCTATGAGGAGCAACCCTCAAAGTGATACATTCATGTGTGTGGCTGTTCATAAACTAGCTTAATTAGAGGAGGCAAGGTAAGATTCGAACTTACGTATATATGCAACTAGGTGTACACTCTGTTACCTTAACATTGTATTTCCTGCACAGAGATCTGTGTGTGATAATACCCGCTTTGCTACATGCCTCATGTAAATTTAATATTAGCTTCAGCAAGATTATGAGTCTTGCTGACGTAACTATTCGCTACGTTACCCTTCTGTAAAAGAGTGTGTTTTTGTACAAATTGGTTACAGCCTCTTTGCTTTGTTCACAAGCTAGTGTTTTATAACTCCTTTGGGTTAATTTGAATAATTTGTTTACCAACTGATTGTGCATATTTTACACAATTAGCTGTACCACCAGATGAACCATCCCAAACTGCAATTAATAGATCACAGTTGTTTACCATCCAGATATTTCGCTGTTGCATTTTCTGGGTAGAATATGAGTTACCGCTAGGTGAAAGACAAGTTTTAAGATTGTCCAAATCTTTGTGCAATGAAACTCTATGGTCTACCAAAAACACATCATGGGATTGTGTCAGGATATTGAAATATTGATCTACTGACTTTTTAGGCCATCGTGTGTACTGTCCTTTACAAGGAATAGCAGCTATGAACGGTATTCTTAAACTGATAGCTATTTGAGCAAACAGAGTATCAATGCCTAATGCCATCCCTGTGATTAGCGTAAGATCAGTTTCACTCATGAAATCATACTTAGCTAGTAAGTTCTCAATTTGATACTTAATTAGCTGAAGTAATGGACTAGTAAGATCATAGTCATTACCAAGTTTATGTGGTCTATGACCTGTTATTGCTATTTTCATATAAGATTGTTAATATTTATGTCTGTTACTTAGACCACGAAAATGCTTTTTATCCCTGTTTTTAATGTTTAAAATATCAGGTTTTACCTTTATAGGTAGAACTAATTCATCAGTTAATTTGAGTGGAATTGGTTCTTTGAAAATGTCTGTATCGTTGGAAACAATAATGATTTGTTGTTCATTTTGTTTTAGAGTTTGTTGTATCTCGTGTAATACAGATGGGTCTGGTAGTTCACCAACAACAAGTATTTTAGTGGTATTCATAGCTTTAGCTTAATAGTTTTGTATATTTAAGATTAGAATTGGAATGAGTGTTAGAATGGTGTGAAAATGGGAGTGATGAATTAGCTACCTCTCTCAACTCACAACTCACTCAAACTCAATCACTTACAACAATAATCTAATTGCATCTGACTATAGAGTGAGTGCTAAAAACAAAAGAGAAAGGGCTTTTCTGCCCCTTCACTCTTTCCTTAAGCTGTGTGCTCCAGGGTTGCTGCTGTCTGTGTTGCTGCAACATTCAGGCCTCTCACCTCAACGTTGTAGTTTCCAGTCAACTGATTGTAACCCAAGAACTCAACTCCAAGTTCACCTGCTACAAACCGAGCAAGTGCTTTATCAGCTGCTTCAGGTTGTACTTCCACAAAACCCACTTTTTCAGAGGCTTTGATTCCATCAACCCAAACAGGAGCAGCAGCACGAATGTACTGACGACCTGATTCGCTGATCTTGGTTTTGCTGTAATTGATTGTTGTTTCCATGACGAGTTTTATTAAATTGTGCTTACTTTAAGGCATCAGCATTCCTTGTATATTCCAAACCTAAGAGAAGGTTTTTATGAGCGTTTGAACGAAGTAATTGAGGCTTTTGCACCTCAACTACTTGATTTCTAATGAATTACTGTTGACAGCAATCCAAGTGCACTGAACCACAGTATCATGGTCAATGCAACAGTTAAACCCTTTTTCATAGCTTTTGAATTTGGTTGAACGTTCAAGTTGAATTCCCCCTTCATTTGGCTGTTGTTCCAACTCTCGTTCTTTTCAAATTTGAGAAATTGGCAGCTAATGTCCCCGGGGGTACTCAGCTCTTTCCAAACCTAGGGGGGAGTTGTTATGAGCGGGCCCCCCATTCAACTCACATACTATATTTTTGAGGGGGGGGGTTGCTTATAAGACGTTGACTACCAGGGGCTAAAAATAAATATTGCTTTTTTCTTGCTTTGAATCTGTTTCTCTCCTACATTTGCTCTGCGACAAATGACAGGTAAGAAGATTATTCTATTTATTAGTTTACCTATTCCCCCGGTCAGTTGTCGCAAACTCTAAGGGGGTTTTTTCTTTTTAGGGTAGACATACGCATAAAATGTGTTCGGGTTGGAAAGGGCGAAAGCTAATGAACCCTAGAAGTCGGGTAGTAAGAAGTAGGACTTGATCTGAAAATGAGGTGTCCCCGATAGTGTCGAAAACGGTAACTATTGAGATCGTGGACCTGCAGCCAGAGA